GAAGTACACCGTATGATGAAGGTAGCGCTCAGATTAACAATGGAAAAGATAAAAAATAAGCTTGTGTTTTAGATAAAATAAGCGCATAATTAATCTTGAAATAAAGAAAGGTATCAAATGGGATATTCAACAGATTTTAGTGGAGGATTAAAGTTTAATCGTGAGCTAACCCACAAGGAGTGGATGGAACTCAAGCGTCTAGGCAACTGCGACTCTAAGCATGATGGATTCTATACCGAGTTCACAGACACACCTGATACTATCCCAGATTCTTACCTTCAATGGGAACCGAGCGAAGACGGCACTTCCTATGTTTGGAATGGCGGAGAGAAGTTTTATGACTACATCCACTGGCTTCGTTGGGTAATCAAACACTATATGATTCCGCGCGACCTTGTACTTAATGGGGAAATACGCTGGCAGGGCGAAGAAATGGAAGATGTTGGTGTCATTATGGCAACCGATAATAAGATAACTACAAGGAAGCTTGTTGTCGAGGGGATGTGCGAATGTCCAAGTTGCGGACACAAGTTCGTGCCACAAAATGCTTGAAAGACTAATGATTGATATGATGTACTACCCAGTACAGACAACAATAGTCTTATTAGCAGGATTTGCTATCTATTTCTTAGTTATATCATACATAGAAAAAAGGTGGTTAAAATAATGAAGCGAATCAAGGAAATGAGATTCATCGACTGGATTATAGTGATAATACTTATCATTATGCTTGTATCAAGTGTAATGGGTGCTGTAACAAAATAGCCGTCAAATAGGCTCTGTACGGCGCTTGACTTCCGAGTTGGGCGCATGTACCTTTTTCAAATAAAAACGCGCCAGAGACGCTTAGAAAGGCTCATAATGCCACCCACGACAGACGAGGTAGACCACATCACGCCAGAAGAACGTAAGGCTCTTGTGGGATTCTGTGATAACGACGAAGAGTGGTGGAAGTTCGACTGCCCGATTGATGATGCGCGTTGTCCTAAGTGCAATGCAAAACCAAGTAAACATAATGGCTTTCAGATAATGACACAACGCACATTTAACCCACAATTACACGGCAAGAAAAAACTCAAAAAAAGGCGCTAAAACTCTTGCGCTAATATACTTCATTCTGTATAATAAGAGTAGAGGAAAAAACCTCGGAACACTTAAAAAAAGAATGGAGTAAGTCAATGAGCTTATCAAACCAAACATCAACAGTCAGCCCCGCAAAACACTTTTTGCGCGTAAAGAGCGGTAGTGTAAACTATTACGACAAAGAAGCACAGGACAACATCAATGTTCCACTGCCTTTGTCATTCGTAGTACTCGACCAGCTTGCAACAGTCAAGGGTTGGTCTGACAATGACCAAAGCGGTTATTGGAGTAACGAGGTCAAGTCAGCAGGACAGGACGCAATCACAGTTCGTACATCAAAGGGCGTGAAAGCAACTGGTATCTGGAAAGACATTAAGAACGAACCAGCTGTTAGTGGCTCGAAGTTTAACGCTTCTGTCTACATCGCAGCCCCAGGACGTGACGGACTAGAGATTCAGAACATTGCGTTCTCAGGTGCTAGTCTTAACGCTTGGATTGAGTTCGTGAACGCGAACAAGGGTGTACTTCGTGGTAAGAACAAAGTTTCTATCACAGGTTTCTTGGACGCTAAAAAGGGTGCAGTCAAGTACCAAGTGCCAGTATTCGAAGCAGTAGAAATTACTGAGGACGAACTTGCACAAGGAACTGCTCTCGACCAAGAGCTACAGGACTACCTAAACGGCTACTTTGCTAATCGTCCAGCTGAGGAAGTGCTAGAAGTAGCAACTGCTCACGACGAAGAAGACGGTACGCCAGTAGACCTTAGCGAGATTCCTTTCTAGGAACTCACCATGCTTCTAGCAACTGCCGTAAAAGGTATGACGGAAGCTCGGAGCGCCCTCCAATCTGAGGAGGGCGTTTCTAATCCGTCTTATATCTCAGAGCATACACAAAGACTAGCGCAATATACGGGCGCGGTAGAGGAAACTCTCGCACTTGACGAAGAAGACCTTGTTATCAAGACTTCTGACCAGTATAAGTCATATATGGCAGCAGGTAAGTCGGCTAATGCAGCTGGCGAAATGCTAAAGTACGACTTCAAAGAAGAACGAGCCGAGATAGTTAAACTTACTCGACTCGCAAATAGTAGTTGGAGAATAATCAGCGCCTCTCAAAGTAGGGTGAAACACCTTATCGCAGAAGCGACAAACCAGATTTAGACCCAGTCACCAGGGACGCCGTTTTCTAATTCAGAGACGGCGTCTTTATGTATCATAGAACTAAATGCGTCAACATCACATTGCGCAACTTCGCGCATATTGATATGTGCTGGGTAATTATTCTCTAACATGTATTCAGATACCTCATTAAATGAGGGGTGAAGATTAAAGAGATAGCTTCCCTGCCCCTTTTCTTCATCACGAATAAAGAAGACATGATTATATAGGGCGAGTCTGCCCATAAAGGTGAATAAAATTGTATTATCTCTTGTTGCCTCAAACTCTACCCCATCTGGGAAGCCAATGTGCATTGATGGTTCTTGTTCCATTATCTGTATCCTATTTCTTTTAGCACTGTTTTTTCAAGTTCTAGTGCCTCTATTGTTAATTCTGCTAGGCTAGATTCGAGATAGTGAGAGCGTTCGTGCATAGCAGCTTTGCCTATTGCGCGACATAGCCCATCTATATCTCTATAAGTATCGCGTTCTGGTGTCCATAAACGCGAAACAGCCCTAAGAGTGTTATGTCCTAGAGCTGGTATAATCGGCACGACCTCGTGCATGTAGTCATGGTCAGGTCGTGTAAGTTTTGGTATGAGGCTTGGCGTTCCGCGTAGTTTTAGCCCTTCTGGACGAAGCGACCATTCGGCAGCTGGGAATAATAGGTGGTGGCGAGAGTTAGCCCTCTCCATCTCCCAGTCCTCGCTCGACACCTAAGCGTCCTAACATTCTAAGCGCGTACTCGCGTTGCCTTTCGGCATTCTCTAGCGCCTGTTCCCAATGCTCTCTCTGTAGAGGGCTAAGTTCCTGTGGGACTGGTAGGTAGCGCACGTTATCCTTTTCCATATCTTTATTATACTATGAATAAACTTTTCCTTCAAATAGTAATTCACCTCTGTGGATTGGGGCATGGTCGAATGTATATTGACCTTCTCCAAAGTCGCGAATGACCATAGCGCTCTGTTGCCAGTTCTCGTAGCGCTCTACTGGCTCGTCATTGTGGTCTACACCAGAGTGGTAAGAGGGAACAATGCCATCAATACGACATAGCGCTCCGACAACAAAGGCTCCGAAAGCATGACCGCGACGGTCTGTGTGATATTGTGTTTCGGCGCGGTGGGCGTGTCCTTGCACAACATGACGGTCTGGGTTCTCTTTGCCTAGCTTAAAGGCGGTCGAGCCAGAGGCTGTAGCAATCGTACCGTGCATAAAGGCGAGGTCATCAGCATATTGATATTCAGCAGCTCCATACCCTCCATGGAACTCCCAGCCAATTTCCTCTAGTCTTAGAAGGCGATTCAGCTTAAAGTCTGGTACTTCGGCGAGAACGCCTGCATGTTTCAAGATATAATCTCCCCAGCGTTTTGCATGATTAGAATCGACGAGATGACGCTCTGCTTCTGGTGTTGCCTCCGATAGTCGCGCGTGCCAGTCATGGTCTGCCTGCAAAGATGGTGCAAGTGTGTTCTGGAAGTGAGTAGAGTCTGGTGCGAAGCGAGATAGTTCAGCGAGGTCAATATCGTCACCTAAATCTGCTAAAACATCTGGGTGTAGGTTTCGCGCGAGAGATAATACTGCATTCATAGCCTGTACGTCGTGTAGAGGCTCCATACGCTCTCCGATTCTACGAAAGCCTATTTGTGTGTCTCCAAAGGCTAGGATTGTCTTAGCGCCGATTTTACGCGCTCGTTTGCGGTTGAACTTTAGTGGAGATATTTCTACGGGCTTGATTTCTGGTACTGTCTCGTAGCTGTGGTTCATGGTCGTAGACCATTCATTCGTTTCGCGGTTAAAAGCGGAAACTTCCCACTCTTTTCTAAGTTGTCGTTCAGACATAGTCTATAATCTCCTAATTTTTTGTGTTTTGAATTAGATTATAGGCTCGTCGGACTTGGGTATCTGTACTTAGTATAGCAATACAAAAAGCCAGCTAAAAAACTGGCTTGAAAGGTAATAATGTGTGATAATTTTGGTGGGACTGGAAGGACTTGAACCTTCGACAATCTGCTTAAGAGGCAGCTACTCTAACCAACTGAGCTACAATCCCATATGTTTGCAAGAACCGACCGTGCGCGTGGTTAAGGCACAGTTGATACAGTAGATTCTTATGTACTGAAAAGAGCGTGCTGGCATAAATACGTTTACCATTTCATTACAGCAAAAGCAACGAGGGCGACCATATTCTGCTATGAACTTGTCAATGAACTCGTGATTCAACAATCCTGGACGAACGTGCCGTCTTGCAGGTAAATCTGTTTGTTTTTTGACTATATCCATATTTCTATTATAAGGAAAGTGCTTAGGGAAGTTTTCGATATACTTTCACGAGGCAATTCCTGCTGGGTTTGCTCCCTATTGGCATAATTATGGTGGAGTCGCAGAGAATCGAACTCTGGTTTCCTGCGTGCAAGGCAAGAGTATTAGCCACTATACGACGACCCCATATTTGGTGCCTTTGGAAGGACTCGAACCTTCAACCGCTTCGTTCGTAGCGAAGTACTCTATCCAATTGAGCTACACAGGCATTTGGTGGGCGATGTTGGATTTGAACCAACGACTGGCAGTATATAAGACTGCTGTTCTGCCCCTGAACTAATCGCCTATATTTTGGTAGCTCCCATGGGATTCGAACCCATACTTGAGGCGTTAGAACCACCTTGTCCTATCCGTTAGACGAAAGAGCTATATTTCTGCTTTAAGGTACTTGTTGAGCAACTCATTTATCTGGTTTATATGAACCATTCCTGATTGCGACAACGCTATTTCGCCGAAGTGCCTACGAAGGACTTCGAAACCCTGTTCTAAGGCTTGCGCCTCTTCTTCTATTGTAATCTTTCTAACGTCTCTTAACAAGTCCTCTGCTTGGCGACGGATAAGGTTCTCATCTGGGTCTTTGCGATATGCTTCCATATCCCTATTATACTTGGTGCGAGCGCAGGGAATCGAACCCTGTTCTTCTGGTTGGAAGCCAGACATAATATAAACCAGTATACTACGCAAGCGTATGGAGCCGTGTTTCGGATTCGAACCGAAGACCTGATGCTTACAAAGCAACTGCTCTAGCCAACTGAGCTAACACGGCACGTCCAGGTGTTTAACGAGCTTACCCTGAAAGCTCAATAATTACTTGGTTGCGGGGGAGGGATTTGCACCCTCGACCTTTTGCTTATGAGGCAAACGAGCTAACTACTGCTCCACCCCGCATTATGGTGGTTCGTGTAAGACTCGAACTTACGACAACTGGTATGTAACACCAGCGCTCTACCAACTGAGCTAACGAACCGTACTTGGTTGGCGAGGAAGGACTTAAACCTTCGACCTCCTGTGTATCGGACAGGCGCTCTAATCAACTGAGCTACTCGCCATTATTCACATTAAGAAATAATGTTGTTTGGGTCAAGGTAAGAAATGGCGTAGTTGTTATCTATCATCCACTTATTCACATTAACACCGTTGCTGATAATAATACCTAACCAACGCCCATACTTCTCTTTTTCGTCCTTGATTGTCTGTAGGGTGATTTGTTCACCTACTTGGATTTGAGTGAGTAGTGCGTCTCTAGAGGCTTCCCCCTGTGGTTTGGTGACACCTCTGATTTCAGGTGCATTTATTCCATAAATCCTAATTTTTAAGTTGCGCATTGTCATGTAAAGACCGAGGTCTACATCTACTGTGATTGTGTCTCCGTCATAGACCGAGACTACTGTTGCATTGTATATATAATTCATATACTAATTATAGCAGTATTTGGTGGAAATGGTGGGATTCGAACCCACGCTCGTTTGCTTAAAAGGCAAGTGCTGTACCGTCTAGCTTCATTTCCTTATAAAAAAGGAGCTATTGGCTCCCTATCGTTTTAATACTAATGTAAAAAAGATAGGGTTACAGTTTGGCTTTGCCTCCACGAATGGCTACAGCAAAAGACGCCACTGTTGTGGTTCGCTTTGTCATAGTTGCTATTGCTGCACTCATACCCCTATTATACATCATCGCGAAAATAAACACAAGCCCAATTTATTCTACTTGTGTTTTGGACATAAATAGCGCATACTTAATTTCAATGGATGACTTCAAGATAGGGGACATAGTTACGTCCCCACACACCAAAAAGCGCGAACGATATGGTAACGGAATGGTCATAGCTACTAAAGGCAAAGAAGAACCTATCATAACGGTCATCTTCCTCATGCAAGACCGAACATTTTTCACCCATAACTTTAGACAACATGAGTTGAAACTAACAGAAATTGACTGGGCAGAACGCCGACAGATTGAGCAAGCGAGAGACCTCCATAATAGTATCTTAAACGAGACATTTTCTATATGAAAAAGCTTGTGTTTTGGATAAAAAAAGAGCATAATTGCAAGCCAGAAGGGTTAAACAAAATGGCGAACAAAAAAAGCGGTCTCGAAAAATACAAATTAAAATACGAAGACAGCGCTCGTAAGTTCCGATTAAGTCCAACCTTCGGGCAAAAACAACCTTGGGTAGTTAGGGGATGGGACGCAATTGTAGGGGCATTTGCATACTTCTTTTATAACGTATTCTTGGCAATAAAAATAATCATAAAAGAGGTAATGTAATGTTCGACGCAAATATATTGTACTACGCTTACGATAACTTAGACGGAGACGACTTTGGTGTGGGCTACCTATCAAACAAAGAAGCATGGATTGAGCGTGTTAATAGTTGGGGTCGTAACAATGGTACGCGTAGCGATTTCACCATTGACGATTTCGAAGAACTTGACGCGACCGACTTGCAGGGCGTTTTGCTCGCAGAAGTTGAGCCAATTGATAGCGACCATTTAGTGACTTGGGTCGTGGGCGAAGACGAGTTTTCTGTACAGATTGACAAAAAAGGCGACATTATTTGGAAAAATAATTCAACCAAAACAACCTCTGTTCCACGTTGGTTAAGTCGCCTAAAAAGAACACTAAAAGAATACAAAGTTTAACAAAACGCTTGTGTTTTTAGAAAAAAAGAGTTATAATTGATTCCAGTGAACGACAAAAGAGCGTCACAAAAACAAAGAAAGGCTCAAAATAATGAGTAAAAAAGAAGTATCGGAACCAAAAGTCACTAAGGCTCAACCCCTTGAAGACGAGAACAAGCAAGCAAAAGGTGTCTTCGTTCGTGGTATAATCGGAATAGTGTTGCTATTAGTCTTTGGAAGTATAGTCTTTAGCACCGTGGTCATTTGGAATGGCACGGACAACCCAATGTTTAAGATATTGGTTGCCCCACAAGCCATCTTTGCCCTAGTAATTGCCTTCGTAGCATTTTCAAAAATACTTAAATAAAAAAAGGAACAATTGTTAGCGAAACTTCCCAGGGTAATGCCTGATAAGCTGACGGACTATGCGTAAAGCAAAAATCACAGTAGCTATTCTGGCGTTGGTAATTATCGGTGCATTCACCTACCTAGCCGTTAATAGTGGGGTTACAGCCAAAAATCTTGAACTCAAGACGATTAAGCTGCAATCGACAGAAGAAAAACTCAAGAGTGTAGACCTACAGGTTGAACAACTCAAGACGCAGTCTTCTACAGATAAAGCAAAACAACAACAGTTAGAGAAAGAGAAGCAAGACCTAGAGGCTCAGTTGCAGGCGAAAGCCGACAACAAAGCCAAGCTAGAAGTTGCAGCTGCGGAAGCAGAAAAGCAACTGACAGCTTCTCACGTAGCATCGGCAGCAACGGTACGAGTACCATTGCCAGCTGGTTCTCACACCGATTGGATGGCTCAGGCAGGAATTGCCGAATCAGACTATGGTTATGTTGACTATATTGTTAGTCACGAAAGTGGTTGGAATCCTAACGCCGTAAACGCAAGTTCTGGCGCGGAAGGACTACCGCAAGCCCTACCATACTCAAAAACAGGGTGTGGGCATGGCGACCCAGTCTGTCAGCTCCAATGGGCTACGGCATATGCAGTCGGTCGTTACGGCTCATGGTCAGGAGCTTATAACTTCTGGACAATTAATCGCTGGTGGTAAGAAAACTCTACGATAGCCCTTCTCGCGAGGGGCTATTTTTTTATGGGCTTGTGTTTTTAGAAAAAAAAGAGCATAATTCGAGTTATAAAGCAAACAAGAAAGGCTTATATGTACGCAAGCAGAGTAAAAATTAGTCAAGAAACCCGTAGTAAACTTAACAACCCAGTACTAGATTCGCGCAAGAAAAGCGAGCTAAGGGTTCGTTTAGTATTAGATAAAATTAATAACAATCCAGGAGTTAGGTTTACGAAGCAAGAATTACTTGCCACAGCAGGGTATAATCCATCGACGAATACACAAAACTACCAAACTGGACTTGCGTTTATTCGCAACATGGAAAAACGTGGTCTTATTGCCCATAATAATACGCGAACATTCAGAAAGCACTGGTTTGTACTCTCTGAGGCGACCATTAAAACAACACCAAAGCAAGTAGCGAAGAGTATTCTGGCTAAAAGTCAACTAGCTGAAAAGCCAGTAGTAGAAGAAGTTGATATTAAAAAAGGTGTACAGGAAATTGTCACTCGACCGGCAAAAGACTTCGTATGGGAAACCAACTCAGATAGTCTACATGAGTTCGTTAAGTATTTGCAAGATTAGCTTAAAATAAGCTCTGTGTGGCGTTTTAGTTACTAAGACGCACAATTTGCCCACTTTATAACAAATAGCCCTCAGAGAGGCTTAGAAAGCGTCTGAGGGCTATTTTAGATTGTGTCGCCTAGCTAGGATTTGTTATTTTGTTTCTTCGTTCTCTTTTTGCATGGCTTTAGTAAAGTAATTACTTGTACTCATGCTTGGCGCTGAACTCATAGAGCGAGTTGCAGTCGATAGGCTTGCAAACATTACTGTCGAGCCTACATCTGTGGCATTAAAGTTACTGGTATTATTAACCGTGTAACCGTAAGTAGCAGAGGTGGCAAATGAGTCTTGGTTTGCACCAAGGTAGACGAATGTCCAGTTGCCTTCTTTTTCGTACTGAGCTTTTAGCTCTTTCATGTCGTTAGCTTTGTACTTCTTAGAAGCATTCTCTCCACCATCTGTTAGTACGACGAATAGGTGTTTCTCGTCTTTCTTGCCTTTTGCAGCCTTGAGGGTTGTCACGAAAGCATCGTGTAGGGGCGTACCACCATTTGGTGTGTACATTTCAGTTGTTAGTTCTGGTACGTCATCAACCCACGCATCTTCGTGAATCTTTTTAAGACGTAGTTCTCCGTCATAACCACTGTCGAATGCAGTGAGGCTAAGTTTATACTTGCCACCATCATTCTTGAGAGAGTTGACGTACTCGTTATAGCCATCAATCGTTGCCTTACGGACAGAACTCATAGAGCCTGATGCGTCTAGCAAGACATGTACTACAGTTGCCACTTTAGAAGGATTCGTCATCTTACCTTTATTAAAGGCAATCGCGCGAGCTTCCTGTGGTGTTAGTACGCCTTGGTCAATCAGCTTGCTTAGTTTCGCTTGCTGTTGGCGTTTGTTTTAGTGTCCATGTTAAATCTTTATTCATATTCGTATTCTTCTTCTTCGTAGTTTTAGTTTAACTAGGACGACACATATCTAATTGTTAAGGTGTAGCGCGTTTCGTTCCCCTAGCTATGCTGGGTTATATCGGATACGCGACCTGCCGTATCTCGCTACTTCTTTATTATAGCAGTTTACTGGCAACCTTCGCAAGCTGTCGCGTCCGCTGGGTCTACAAGTGCATCGAGGAAGTTACGTTCGCGGGCTGGGTCGTTCTTTGCTTCTTCCATAGCGAGTTCAATTTTCTTTAGCATTTCTTCGAGGTCTGTTTGTGACATTATAGTAGTCCTAGTATTTTAGAAGGTTGGAATCCGATAACGAAGTCTGTCCCATTTGTTGTTATTGGTACGGTTTGCATTCCGTCAGTTAGCTTGAAGGCTTCTGCTTGCATCTCTGGCTGTTCGTCAAGGTTTATTGCCTCATACGCGACACCTTTGAGGTCAAGAAGTTTCTTTACCATGGCACAGTATGCGCAGGCGGTTGTAGTATAGATTTTTAGCATCCCAGCTCTCCTTTTTGAGTGAAAAAAATATATCCCCTGAACCAGGACATACCTTTTATTTTTTATTCTATATCTAATTATACTCCACGCATAGTAGAAAATATAGCTAAGAAAATGCGAAGATTGGGCTTGTGTTTTTTGACAAATGAGAGCATAATTCATAGTATAAGTAAATTAAGAAAGGCTTATAAATGAACGAACCAGTACATATCGACGAAAACGATAACGTAGTTATAAACATAAATGCGATTTCACCTTCATCGAAGATATATACGCACTGTAAAGAGTGTGGATGTGAATTGTTCGGTGGGGAACGCCAAGGAGAGGATGCAAATGGATACTGCGACACCTGTAATTAGTACTTGGGATAAAGTAATGGCGATGAAGCCAAAAGACACTCGACATAAGGGCGTTGCTAACACGCTGACTATGGACGAGCTACAATGTGTCCTCGGAACAATTGACTACTTCGGCGGTAGTGTTCAGCAAGCTATGTTCGACTTAAATATGGCTAAGTACCGTGTGTTTGACTTCCTCGGTATGTGTGTTATGGGCGACCGTGTATCAAGCACCGACGCTACAAAGGTTTTAGTCTTCTCGTTCCTAAAGGTTGATGGTGACATTAACAAATGGCTCGAAGATTTACAAACAACAGATTACGATATGGACGAATCTTGGAAGGAGATTAAACTATAATGCCAAACCACATAACAACCCAAGTAGAGATTAGCGGTACGAAGGAACAAATCGCTGACCTCGTCGAAAAGACAAAGATTATCCGCGACGGTGAAGCAACTGATAACCAGTTTGACTTCAATGGTATTGTAAAAATGCCAGAGGAGCTACTTAACACCACCTCGCCAACTGATGTTGTAGAGACGCAGGAGGAGGCAGATAGGCTTAATACTGAGAAGCGTGAGCTTTGGGAAAAGAATAAGTATGGTAGCTACACAGATAAGGCTATCTCTAAAGCAGAGAGCGAGCGCCGTCTTAAGGAATATGGAGCAGTCAACTGGTACGACTGGTCTTACCCGAACTGGGGTACGAAGTGGAATGCCTACGATGTTCACTATACTGATGGCAACGACACTAAGATTGTTATTCAGATTGATACTGCATGGAATACACCTACAGCTATCTGGGAAGCGCTAGAAGAAAAAGGCTATACCGTTAAGGGTGTTATGTACGGCGAGATGGAAGGCTTTGAGTATATTGGCGAGGGTGCAGATGAAGTGTGGGAAGCCTACACTAGCGTTGAAGTCGATTACATCGGCTAACAAAAAGAAGCCGACATTGAGCCGACTTCTTAATTGAGGCTTCCACCCTTATGCTTGTGTCTTGTTTGACAAAGCTTGGTAGCCTGTTGAGTTGCGCAGGGTCATGTTGTATGTGATAGCTGCAAGAACTGATACAGTCCCTACATAAGCAATCCAATTCAATACGCCCGCAAGCGTTACCGCTGTCTGCCATGTTACGATGACCGACGCTAGAAGACTCAGTACGACGTTTGTCAGTACTGGGTACTTGTTAGCGAGGTATACAGGGATAACATTTAGTTTCAAAATTGCCTGCACTGCTACAACTGCGAGAGCTGCTAGTGCTGTGATTGTTGCAAAATCCATAATTTACTTCCTTTTATTTCTTAAATGTGAATGACGACAAGAACTTCATCACTAGTTCGAAGACTCGTGTGAGCCAGCTTTTGGCTGTTTCGCCATTTACTGGGTCGATAGGGTCTACTACTGGTGGAGTTGGAGCGACGTATGAGCCTACAGAGATTACCTCTGCGATAGGCGCTGTTGTTACAGAGTCAGACTTAACGACGCGAGCAGTTTCTACGCCATCTGTGTAAGTGACCGTGTAAACGGTTGTACGCACACCATTAACGCCAGCTTGTGTGACTTTTTCTTGTCCGAGTGGGAGAGTAGCATCGGTTACTTTTGATGAAGAGAACGTCACAACCTGTGTTGTAGATACTTCTTTTGTCTCAATAACTGGGGCGACAACAAGTTCGAGGTCTACTTTATTAACACCAGTAGTCGCTTTTGGGGTTCCTGTTGTATCAGCAGTGCCGAATGAATAAGCAGTCATGTAGTATTCGCTACCTGTCTTGTAGACAGCCTTACCAACGATGTCGATAGTATCGCCAGCATTGAATGACTTAGATACAGTGAATTGAGCCTGTGTGTCAAAGTTAAAGTTCCATAGGTTTGCATTACGAATGAAACGATATGTTCCAGGAGCAATCTTCTGGTAGCTTTGCACAGCTGGTGTTGGAGCTGGTGGAGTAACAACTGGTGGGGGAGTCACGACAACAGGGGCTGTATTAACATAATTAACAACTGTGTCACGCATTTCCATAATACGAGCAGGGCATTGTGTACCAAGCTGTGATACTTCTAGGTGTCCGTAGACGGTAGTAGCACCACCGAGTTCTTGGTCGCGTCCACGCCACCACTCACCGAGTACTTTAGCGTCTCCGTCGCGGAGTGTGTAGTTACGGTAGTCGCCGAGGTTCTCGATACCGATTGATGAACAGTTAACTGCCCAGTTACCAGCGTGCCATGTAATCTGTCCCCAGACATCATCTACAAGCTGTACAAGACGATAACCAGCTGCACGTTCAGCATCTGTCGCGTCAGGAGTTGTCCCGTCTACGCGCTGTCCAGCGAAGTGAGCCTGCGAGTATGAGCGAGCGCCTGTGTATGGGTTAGTTAGACCAGACCAGTTAGCGGCATCAGAGCCATAAGCTCGCGCGAAGCCGTTATCAGAAAACCACTGAGCGATTTCTGGCTTAGATTTCTCTTCCCATGTAGGAGTAACAGCATGGTGAAGAACAAGCTTGTTGACAAGTGTTCGGTTAGCGTCTGCCATTACGCGGTCGCCTTTGGGTCATTAAGTTTCTTGCCTGGAAGATTCTTCCAAACAGCCTCAGGAATAACACCCTGACCACGGTTAACAAACTCCTTACCTTGTGAGGTTTGAGATACAGTTTTCTTTTCGTCTTGAGCTGTTGCTTTCGCCACGAGCTTTTCAACTTCTTGTTTTGTTGGTGCTTTTGCCATAGTTTTTTTATTCCTTTACTTATCTTATTATCTCATACGACTAGAAATGTATGTTTAGTCCACCGCCACCAAGTGCCTTAACGAGTCCTGGAATGAGTCCGTTACTACTGCTACCGCTCCCCTTAGTAGTCTTACTATTGGAACTATTATTAGTCGTAGATTGTTGGCTATTGCTCCCCTGCACAGGAGTTGTCGTTGGGTTAGCATCTAGTTGTGCCTGAATCTGTGCCTGTAATTCCTTATTAGCATTTATAAGCGCTTCAATGTCCTGTGAAACTGTCGCCCCATTAATCTTGAAAGAATCAGATGTAGCGGTAACGGTGATAGGCTTTCTCAATGGTATAACAGAGTATATACCGCTAACCTGTAGTTGGTATGTCCCAGCTGGCGTTGAGTAAGGAATGATGAGTGTGCTTGTTGAGTCTTCACACCCCTCTTTACTCGTAAGTGTGTCGGCGCTGAGGTTGATTGGGGTTAGAGTTTTATCACTGATTGATACGAGTCTGCGAGTAATGGTTGTGAGGACACTATCTCCGACATAACGACAACTATGAATCTTATATGTAAGCTCGTGACCAGCATATAGAGCTGTAGCGTCCTTTATTGCTGGTTTATCGTACTCAGCTGGGACAATTGGCGCGAATAGTGGGAAGGCTACCAGTAGTGTCAGGATTACGAGCATAAGCGCATTAAGATGCGTTACAGTTAGTAGTTTTTTAAGCTTATCTTTCATTTTAACCTCCAATAGGTACGAAGTGCCCAATTAGGGCGACAACAGCAGCTGCGAGTAGAAGAAGAACAAGGAATGTTGTCCATCTGCTTACAAGTGCGTTCGAGAAGTTAATTCCAGGCTTCTTGTCCTGAATATATGTCTCTGTTGCAAGGAATCGTTTGTTCATCTGGTCTGTGAACTCGTCCTTCCACTTTTGTTCATCTTGCTTAAACTGGTCAAAATCTACTTTAGATACTACAGATAGACCATTGATTTTAGCAAGGACATCTTCGCCATTCTTTTTGACAGCGCTTAAATCCTGCTTTAAGAGGGCGATGTCAGTTTGCATAGTCGGAATAGAGGCGACGAAGGTATTTACCATCTCTTCCTGTGCTTGTTTTTGAGTCGTCATTAATTGTTAACTTTCATGTGTTTGTTTTTATCCTACATCTAATTATACTAGATGTACGACGCCTTGCTTACTGGAACAAGTTGAATCAAGACTTGACCGTAGGTACACTCGTTAAGAAGCGTAACATAGTGGTCGGCAGCATAAAAGTTTGCAGTTTTTTCACTACTAGTTTGAGTATCCCAATAAGTAACAGAGAAGTATGCAGCATTTACGGCAGACGATAGTGATTGCGCCTTTGCAAATGAAAGTTTTGTGGTCTTTATATCAATGTTTGGGAAGATACCGATAAGGGTAGCAATAACAGTACCATTCATATTACGGTCTGCGTTCTTCCATAGCTTTGCATATGTTAGTTTGTAAGATTCAATCTCGCCAGTGTTAAGTGTGACGCCATTGATTGTGATGATAGGGTTAGTTACTGACATGTTTATACCAAAATGCTGTTCCGACCACTCATTTGGGTCTTTTCGTTAATAAGGTCGATAATCTTTGTGGCAATCTTATCTTCACCAATTTGTACGGTTAGGTTAATTGGCTGTCCATTGCTACCACCGTTTGAAGCATTAATCTTCTCGGCGAGCATATCAATCCAACCAGTGTTGTTCTCAAGAGGCATGACAGCCTCTGTTCCTGCTTCACCGATAATTGCGTTTGTAGGTTTGTTTACGATACCACCCTTTGCCAAGCGAGGAAGAACTAGGTGAGGCATCTTGCCAATACTTACACCTGGAATCTTGTTGATAAGGTCGATAGCACCGTTAATCAGGTCAACAACCGTGTTAACGATTCCTGATACCGCGTTAAGAACTGTGTTCACAACTGTCTTGAACGCGCCACCGATAGCATTACCAATAGTTGTACCAATCGAACCAAAGATACCTGTAATAGTATTCCAGATACTCTGGAAGAAGCCTGTGACCGCGCTAAAGGCTACCTTAATGCCATTCCATGCAGCTCCGAATACCCCTGCGAAGAATCCAATGATAGGGTTGAAAACGCCCATAATGAAGTTGATTATTCCGACATAGAAGGAGATATAGGCACTAAAGGCAGCAACAATGAAGTTCCATGCGTTTGTGAATACCGTCTTGAAGAAGTTGGCTATAGGTGTAAATACTCCCACAATGAAGTTAACAATGGCGGTGAATATGGCGTTAATCTGTGTCTGGAAGGTTAAGTAAAATCCTATGGCAAGCGAGAATGGTAGGAACAATATTGCTAGGATTGTGATTCCCCATTGGTTAATGAAGGCAGCGATAGCGTTAAAGATTGTAGAGAAGAAGTTACCAATACCTGTTAGAACTCCGCCAATAAAGCTTCCAATTGCTGTAAATAGTCCTGTAATGAAGGCTCCGACGTTAGCTACAATACCCTGTATGAAGCCCCATATTGTACCCCAGTTCTGCCACAGGAGGATAACAATTGCAATAATAGCAACAATCGCAATGACGATTAGGAACATAGATAGTTGAAGCACGGTTATACCAAGAGCAGCTGCGATGGCTGAGATACCAAATACCGCAAGTGCGATAGCGATAACACCAACTACAACAGCGAATCCGATTAGGAATGGAACAGGATTGGAGCTAATGAACTTACCAATCGTTTCGAATGGGTTAGGAACGCCCTTGCCCAAGTCGCCCTTAAGTGCGTCGAAGTTCTTTGTCATATCCGCAAGAGACTTGTCAAAAGCGCCTGTGTCAATATTTGGTGAGCCAAGAGCGCCAGCTGGTCCAGATAGGTTTGGAAGCGAAGGAAGACCAGGAATACCCATGCCCGTCTTTGGTCCGAGGACATTCATCTTGTCAAATGAAGCAAGCTGTCCTTGCGCACCCTGAGCATTATCGCCGACTTGCTTGAGAGAGTCGTTAAGGGCAGAAAGACCACCAGTACTGGTCTTGTTACCAGCACCATTGACTGCTGTAAGTTGCTTCTGTAGACCACTTAGTGAACTACCGAAGCCAACCGCAGAACCTTGTGCAGTATTAGTAGAGCTAGAGAATACTCCAAGCATACCGAGGATAATAAGTACACCAGCAGCTAGAAGTAGGAGTGGAAGTAGAGCAGCTTGTAGAATAAGCGCACCAGTAGCCGCTACGGTCAAGCCACCACCAGCGACAACACCAGCAGCTCCAACGCCAGCAACAGCAGGGATAGTAGCAGTACCAGCGGCAGCAAGTAGGTAGTTAAGGATGATGTAAGCAGCGATAATACCACCAACGATGATTAGGGCAGAACCAAGTGGTCCACCGATAACCGCGCCGAGATAGATAAGCCCACCAGCAACTAGCAATCCTATAGAGGCAAGCACACCAAGCGCCTGAGCCATAACAAAGATTTGCTGTACACCGTTAATGATAACTGAACCAACAAGCTTGATGCTCTGGTATAGAGACGAGAAGTAGCCGATAAGCGGACGAATAGTAAGCGCGGAAGCAAGGAAGCTAACAATTAACTGCTGGATACTTGGGTCAAGCGTACCAATGACACCGATAACATTGAAGATTATCTTAAGCGCGATACCAAGGGCGTTTGCAACGCTTTGTACGGCGAGAGCAGTGAACTGGAATAATGCCTGTAGCTGACCTTGTCCCTTAGCACTGTTTACCCAGGCTGTCATAGCGTTTACTATTCCAGTTAAGGTAGTGATAAGAGAAACTCCACTTATTGCAGAGGATGCGAATATCGAACGTACGAAGCCAAATACAGCGCCAACAAGCGCCCCGATTTGCTGAATAGCAATGATACCTTCTTGGATTGCAATGTTAAGTGCAGTTTGACCCTTAGCAGAACTAAGATATGCAGCACCAGCAGTTGCAAGATTAACAAGGAATTGCGCAAGGAGCGATACATATGGGGCTGTGATGAGGTACAACTGCATAAAGATTGTGAACATTGGTTGTAGCGCACCAGTAAGGATATTAATAGTACGAGCAGTGTCTTGGAAGATTCTCGCTAGGAGACCAGCAAAGACAGGCTGTGATGCAATATTAGCAGCCTGTTTGAACATACCGTTTAATGCGCGACCAACGATTTGGAAACCAGCATTAACTGTTGGAAGGATTTGTGCGCCTAGTTGTAGTAGTGTCGAACCGACACCCTGTAGCATCGCCTGCTGGGTATTAAGCTTAACGCTATTGAAGGCTTTATTAAGACCACCGAGGGCGTATGCTGTTGATTTAGCAGCTGGACCAAGATTAACCATCGCTTGACGGAAGGCTACTGGGTCATTCTTCTGGATTGCTTTGAATGCTTGTGAAAGACCAGATAGACCAGTCTTAAATGTTAGAGCAGCAGCTCCACCTTGCGCAAGTACAGGCAAAAGAATAGAAACGGTTGAACCCGCAGCTACTAATGCACCACCAAGTTGTAGGACTGCACCAGATAGTGCAGCAACTCCAATAATGAGCGAGGTTGTTTGAAAACCTTGCATCGCAACACCGAAGTTGCGAATAGAAGACGCAGCAACTTGTGCTGTCTTCCTAATATCTTTGAAGTTGTTTTCGGCTTTCTTGGTGTTTGCTCCACCAAGATTCTTCTTAATAGAAGCACCTGTAGCTTTCGAAGCAGCGTCAGCTTCAATAAGTCCGCGAATAAAAGCGGAAACATCAGCGTCGATGATATATTTTACTGTTTCGCCTTTGCCTGCCATTTTTATTCCTTGAATATCTTCTTAAAGTGGTCAAGAAGTTTTTTGACTCCCTGTCCGTTCTTGCTTTGTGGCGCGGATGCAATCATTGTGTAATTGTACATTCGCTCCGCTTCAATACGCTGTGCTGTCTTCATTAGAAGTAGAACATCCCTATAGGGAAGCACCTCTACCTCTTTAAGTGTGTACTGAGGGAAGTAGTATGCGATAGTCGCATATAGTTGCCTGTTCTCGCCAGCAGTAGAGCTAGAGCTTCTTGCCGAAGAGACAGACTGAGCTTCTACAGTCTTGCCCTCAGGTTCCATAGTGTCTACTCTAGGTTAATTTCTTTAGCCATCATCTTGCGGAAGTTGCGAACAACTGGCAATGGTTGAGACTCAAGAAGTGCGCTAATAGTATTTTCGTGACCGACTGGTGTTACCAATTGGTTCATCTTTGCTTCACTAATGTCACTCTGCTTTTTAATTTCTTTCTCGTCTGCTTTTTCGTCAACGAGTTTCTGTAGCTCGATGTTCATTTCGCTTAATTCGCGCATTTCTGCGGTTGTAGGGTAGCGGAAAGAATACTCAAGCTCGCCAATTCTAAAAGTAAAGGCTTCTGCTGTGTTATCGGTAAGGTTATATTGTGCCATGTTAAATTGTCTCCTGTGGACTTAATGGTTGCTTTGCCCTAGGCTTATGCCTACGGTATATATGCTCTGTGAGCTGTTCTAAGCCGTTCTAAGACGTTTTAGGCGCGGAGACGGGAACTTGTCCCATCTCGTTGCCAAACTCGCTTAAAATGGCTGTTTTTAGCGTTTTTCTTTTAATGTACTAGCTAATGCTGTCAGTTGCAGATGAGAACACCTGTACTGAACCAGTACCAGCAGCTGGCTCACCAACGAACTTGACTGTGAACGTAAGAACTGTTGAGTCCTGTAGGTCAATCGAGTCAATTACTGTGCGAGCGTTTACTAGACGAAGAACTGTTGCGTTTGAACCACAAGAGATGATGTCTAGGTGGTTGTACACTGGGGTTGTGTTACAGCTTGCAGCGATGATGTCAATTGCACCACCCGCGTCTGATACTGTCTCACCTGTACTCATTGTCGCACCTTGTGCGATGAAGTACTGAGGGAGAACAACTGCTAGGCTTGCAATATCGCTTCGTAGAAGCTGTACTGAAACGCTAGCTGAAACTGCACCTTCGAGAGTAGTCTTGCGACCGTCAAGAGTGGTGTAGTCATTTGAGTCTACACTGTAATCGAATGAGTAGTCTTGCACGTTTGTAAGCGTGTTAGCTCCCCATTTTACTACGAATGGACCTTTTACTAATCCTGCCATTTTAATTTCCTTTTTCTTTTAATTTAACTGACGTATATCTGCGTCGCGATTACCATTGAGCCATATCGACGGTTTTCGGCATCTCTGTCGTTGTCTTGTGGCATGGTAGCCTCGATTGCATACACCTCGAAACCATCTAACTGTAATCCGATAGTGTTATTCACTGCCTGATTAAGCGCGAATAGCTTGTGGTCTACTTCTGCACCAGAAGTGTTTCGGTAGTAGACCTGTGTGCTGAACTGCTGAACTGCTTCTTGTGTTACCAAGTTGCGCGTTACACTTCCTCCTGCACTAACAACCCAAAATGCGTTGTCAACTGCATCGTCTGGTATCTGGCTGAGAAATATGTTTGTACCGAACGTACCGTAGCCGTTGTCTTCTAGCCATTTGACTATTGACTCTGAAACTGTCTGTGGGTTTGTCATATCTTTTTACCGAAATACCTTTTAGAGCTTTGTGTAACCTTAACTACGGACTCTTCTGCAAAATGCGCTCGCGTTCCAGGTGTGGTGTAGCGCTTGACAACACCGTTGGTGTAGCCACGCTCTTGATACCACGCGTATGGACGCGCCCATTCGATTGTCCCTCGGATTACATCTCCTAGTTTAATGACGTTTTTCTTCACATCTCCGCGAAGCTGTCCACTAAGCATAGGTGTAATTGGGCGAGAGGTGCGATGGATATCTTCAATCAGTTGACGCATACCGCTAAGTGTTTCGATTTCAAGGTTGCGTTGTTTATCCGCAAAATTGAAGTCTCCAACTTTGTATGCTTTTATCTTAACTGTTGCATTTGGCATCTTATGCTCCTCCTGGGGTCGCAACGATTTGTAGTGTTACAAGGACGTTGTTAACCTCGTTTCCGAGAAGCTTGCGTTGTGCAACTGTTACAGTAGTAATTATATACCACTGGTCAATACCGAAGGCATTTATTTTGAAGTATTTGCCCTGTAGTTTGTAGCCTAGCCCCTTTATGAAGGCGTTATTAACGTCTAGGTAGGCGTAGGCATCGGATTGTGTCAGTTCTTGGTTGGTCGCGTTTTGTTGGTTAAATTGCTGGAAAAAGCCACATTTGACTTCTTCTAGGTCAGATACATTATTATCGCCATAACCATTTCTGGCTAACGTAGCGATATATGCGGTGTCAGGAGTTTTTACTAATCTATTGCTCATACTGTTGGAATCCTAGTGGCATAAGTGCCATTAGGTCCAGCGTATTGCTTTAGGATTCGAAGACCTGCATCTGATTGCTCAGGAGAGAGGTCAACCCCTCGACCACCACCAGCGTTGCTGAGGGTGTAGCTGTGACCGTTTACGGACTCTGACTTGATGTTTCCTGTAACGGAAATACTGTCGCTAGAGTAGTAAGTAACCATATCTGCCCACAAATACTTGAGGTCATCTGGCATGTTGTTACAGTCTAGCCAGTCGCCATCAACGGCGAGCAGTAAGCCTGTACCGTTTCCTAGCTGTGAGACTAGGAATCCGTACCATTTCCAGTTGAACCAAGTAGTTTGTCGTTGTATAAACTTGCCGAACTTACGACTGTTCTTAACGGTAAAGTCATTCAAGTCCCAGATAGTGACGAACTCATCGTCGGTACGGGCTTGTACCAGTTTAACGTGGTAGACATTGCGGAAAGGGTCTGTCATAAGGTAAAGGTCGCTATCGTTGTAATTAAACATACGATATGCGCCCTCTACATTAGTATCAGCAGGTAGAAGAACGGCTTCGCTTGTAGGGTAGTATGGGTATGCCCCATTGAACTGCACTTTGCCGAGTTCTTGTTTGTCAAGGTTCTTTTGTGCGGAGAGAGAGTAGCCTAGCGCAGATTCTAGCAGACCATTGGCGCGACGAATGACGGCTGTATAACGAGCTACGTCTCCCGTGGCGACCGTTGTCCCTGTTAGTTCCTGATATTTAGCTAGGTCCACTCTGGTTCCCCTTTTTGTGTTAACTTTTTGTCTTTAAGAGATGGGCTTCATCTCGATTAAGAGATTGAAGCACCTGTGATAGCAGCTACTAGACGTGTGTCCTTAACTACACCACCACGGAAGAATGAGCCACGTAGGACTACTTCGTTACGTTGGTAGGCAGAGTAAGTAACTCCATCAATTTCGTAAGATGCGCTACCGTCAACGTCGTACTTTAGACCACCTGATGTGCGACCTGTGAAGGTGCTTAGGTCAGCGTAGAATACAGCGCTTGTGATAGTTACTGCAACACCGTGAACTAGGAAAGAACGAGTCTCGCTAGTGTTAAGTGTAGGAAGCAAGTCGTTTGGAACAGTAACGAATGGTGTACCGAAGATAGTGTTGTTAGACACTTCTTGTAGAACAGCAGCGTTAGATGTAGAAACAGCTTGTCCGATTAGGAAGCTCTTAGTCTTGTTGTTGAAGATAAGAGTACCAGTGCTTGTAGCGTCAGATGCAAGAGCAACTGCTTGTGCCCAGCCAACTAGACCATCAGAGATGTCCATGATGTGAACTTGTCCGCTAGTTTGAACAGCTTGTTCCATACGAGCAACAACAAGTTGAGCACGCTTACGGTCGTAGTCTGAACGGTAGCCTTCTGCGATGTCACCAAGGATGTCAGCAGCAGCAAACTTAATTACGTTGATAGAGATAGGAGTAACAGCAGCCATTTCTTCTAGGCGGTCAGTGTTAGCACCGTAACCAGTTTGGCTAATAGGCTTCAAACGGTTTCCGTCATCACCAGAGATACCAAGTGGCACTGATTTCATGTCGATGTCAGAAGAACGAGTCAACCAACCGAAGTCGATAGAGTTAGTCTCTTTCCAAGTAGTCATGTTCAATAGTGTTGTGTAGTTGTTACGCTTTGTAGCGATTTCGTTGTAAAGCTCAGGAGCAATAACAAAGTTACCAAGGTCTTCAAGAGTAAGGCTGTTTTTAACAATCTTTTCTTCCTTAAGAGCGTTTAGGTTACGTTCGTTAATCTCGCGAAGGGTCTTTGCACCTTCTACAGAGTTCATGCGCTCTACGGCAACAGCAGCGTTAAGTTGCTTTGCGAATAGTTCGTCGCTAGAAAGTTCGTCAAGTGCGTTCTTAGCTTTTTCAGCTTCTTCGGCAGCGTGGAACTCAGGAGCTTTAGCAGCAGCGTCAAGAGCGTTTTGTGCTAGTTCTTTAGAAGCAGCGATTTCGTCTTGTACTGGCTTAAGAGCAGCAGATACAGCGTTAGCTACGATTTCTGCGATTTCTTCTTTAGTCATTTGATTTTCCTTTTGGTTTAATTCTTTTTCTTTTGCAGCATTTTCTTCTGCTTCTTTTGCTTCGGCTTCTGCTTTCGCGTCTTCCTCTGCTTTAGCTTCTTCTGCTAGTTTGGCAGCTTCTGCTTCTTCCTCAGCCTTTTTATCAGCTTCGGCTTTTTCAGCTTCTTCGGCAGCTAGCTTTGCAGCTTCTGCTTCCTCAGCTTCTTTTGCAACCTTAGCAGCTTCTTCGGCTTCTAGGGCTTTCTTCTCTTCTTCTGCTTTAGCAGCTTCTTCATCAGAGGCGTCTTGCTTTGCTTTTTCAGCAGCAGCATTTTCAGCTTCAATTCTTGCAGCTTCTTCAACAGCGAGTTTTTCTTTTTCTTCTTTTGTCATGCTTTCTTCCTCATTAGCCTTTGCAGCATTTGTGATAACTGCTTCGATACCGTCGGTATCAAGACCGTTTGATTTAGAGCGTTCAAGTGAGTTATGAACAATCTCGTTAAATTGATTTGCAACAGCATTGTAGTTGTTTGGTAGAACTACCTGAGACAATCCTACTAGTTCAGCGTTGTAGAAGATTCGGTCTTGTTCATCGGGGTATGGTCCCATTGTTTCAATACTAAATGAGTTCGAGAACCCACCCACAAAGAGGTCGTATGCAAGTTTTGCATATGCGTTTTGTGATGTTGCATATTGAATGGCGGAGACGATAACGCGATTTCCCTGCTTGGCGACACCGATTGCTTTACCAATCAGGTTGCCGAGTGAATCGACGTGGTCAGCAGTAATCTGCTTACCGTACTGGGTAATGTCCATCGAAGAGATGTCATACTTAGTACCGTTGCGCTGAACAGAATCATCCGTGATAGTGAGACCGCCAGGGAAGGAGATTAATCCGTCGCCTTCGTCTACAAAGCTATTCTTAGAAACTGAGACTTGTAATTGGTTTGTTTTTTTTTCCATTTACTTCCTTCTCGTTTTCTGTTTCTGTACTTTTTTAAGGTGTTTTTCTTTTAGGGTTATCATATCTCGGTACTTTTGCTAGTCTCTGGATACCTTCAATAGTTATTATAACAGATATGCCAAAAAGGGGATTTTTCAACCCCCTATAAAGCCTCTATCCAGTTGCCATTTGAGTCTTTGTAGTAGACTTCCGCCTGTACCCAGTTGCCATTAACAGGGTAGAATACCATAGCGTTAACCCATTGTCCGTTAATGAGTACCCACTTGCGACCCAGTAGCGTGTATAGTGCAGAGTCTGTGGTGTGGAATACTATCGAAGCAGAAGATAACGATGAGTCAGTTGTATGTGTTACTTCACTTGTACCGCGCTTATTCGCATCTGTTGCGTGGGAAACGACGATAGTCGTGCGTAGCTGGGCGTCTGTTGAGTGCGTGATAACATAACGCTGTTTCAGCAGAGCGTCTGTGCTATGAACTATCTGTGTCAACTTACGCTTGTTGGCATTAGTCGTGTGATAAACAGTATCAGCCTTACGCTTGTTCGCATCTGTGAACTGGGCGAGGCTAAATAGCTTGCGTATAACAGAACTTGTTGTGTGCGATACTACTGTTCTTCGTACAAGTAGAGCATCGGTGAAGTGGGATACTGTAGTGCTAATTCGCTTGAGCGCGTCTGTCGTGTGTGTAACTACAACTACCTTGCGGAGTAATGAATCGGTCGTGTGTACCCGTGTATTAGCACTTAGTACAGACTTGTTCGCATCTGTTGTGTGAGAAATACTGCTTGTAGTTCTTAAGACTGCATCTGTTAAGTGTGAGGCAGTTGTACGAGAGCGCTTCAATGTATTGGTAGTGTGATACTTGCTATTTGCTTTCTTGATATTTGCGTCTGTTGCGTGTGAGACGGTTCGCTTGCTTCTTAGCAGGCTATCTGTGGTGTGTACAAGTTGTGTCAACTTACGCGCGAGAGTGTCTGTAGTGTGCGAAAGACTTAGCGCCTTACGGATTGCAGAACTTGTAGAGTGGGCGACAGTGTTAGCTGTGTGCCTGTTCGCGTCAGTAAGGTGGTGTCTCTTAATTGAAGCTACTCTCTTGTTGGAATCTGTCGTGTGGCTTAGTTGGTTTGCACCATGTATGAAGGAGTCAGTTGTGTGTACAACAGTGATAGTCTTCTTCTTATTTGCATCGGTAGTATGCGAAGTAGTTAGCGAACGATGAGTGAACGCATCTGTGGTGTGAACCTTCGTATTTGTACGACGTATATCAGTGTCAGTTGTGTGAGAAAGTATGTTCTGAGTGCGCTTTAACGCGTCAGTTGTATGTGTTTTCGTTAGGGCTTTGCGTGTATTCGTATCTGTTGTGTGAGAGATTGCAAGGCGCTTACGCAATAATGAGTCAACCGTGTGCGTTAGCGATACCGCGCTACGAATAAGCGCATTTGTTGTGTGCGTGAGTGAATTACGTGTCTTCTTTAGGGCATCAGTTGTGTGGAACTTGCTATTTTGAGTTCTCTTAAGAGTGTCGGTTGTGTGTACGACTACATTGGCTTTGCGCTTATTAGCGTCAGTTGCATGAGTTAGAGTTACCTGTTTGCGCAGCACAGAACTCGTAGTATGAGTATGTGTGCCTGATTTGCGGACAAGGCTATCTGTGGTATGGCCCTTAGACGACGTGAGACGACGCAGGGCGTCTGTTGTGTGCGAAAGTGCGCCCTGTGTGCGTATTAACGAATCTGTCGCGTGTGAGAGGCTATTTCCAGCCTTTTTCTTGTTTGCGTCAGTTGTGTGGCTAACAGCAGACTGGCTGAATAGGAATGAATCGGTAGTATGTGAAAGCGTATGCTTACTTCTAACAAGCGCGTCTGTCGTATGCGTTTTGGTGAATTGTTTATGAGTTACAGCACTTGTAGTGTGTGAAACTGAATTAGAACTACGCTTTAGGGCATCTGTTGTATGCGATAGGGTGAGATTAGCTTTTCTCTTGTTCGAATCAGTAGTGTGGAGTACTGTAGTAGCCTTGCGCAGGTTGCTATTTGTCGTGTGGGCGACTGTTTGTGCCTTCTTCTTATTGGCAGATGTTGTGTGCGAGATTGTTTTTGAAACTCGCAAGAACGAATCAGTCGAGTGCGATAGGGTTGATGACTTACGCAATACAGCACTAGTTGTGTGGTTAACAGTGCTACTAGTACGCTTTAGGGCGTCTGTGGTGTGGGTTTTAGTGGTGGCAAGGCGCTTATTAGCACTAGTTGTGTGAGAAAGTGTTAAACCAGCCTTCTTTTTGTTCGCGTCGGTAGTGTGGGTCTTAGAGACACTCTTTCTTAGGAATGAATCAGTAGTTTGGGTAAGTGTAATAGACTTACGCGCGAGCGCATCAGTGGTGTGTGATACTGTTACCTGCTTGTGCCTGAGTGAGTCAGTTGTGTGGGAAAGCGTGTTTGTAGTACGTTTAACGGTATCTGTTGTGTGAGATAGCGTATTGCCTTTACGCTTAATTGCATCAGTTGCGTGTGTCTTGACACTTTGAATACGTTTTAGTGCATCCGTGGTATGCGTCTTAGTAACTTGGACATGCTTTAGAGCGTCGGTTGTGTGCGTTCTTGTAGCCTGAATGTGCTTGAAGGAGTCGGTAGTGTGTGTTTTAGTACCAGACTTGCGCAATACGGAACTAGTTGTATGTGTCTGTGTGCTAGCCTTGCGCTTAAGTGCATCAGCCGTGTGGGTCTTCGTTACCTGTACACGCTTCAATGCGTCAGTTGTGTGTGCGACAGTTAGCGTCTGTATGCCAGTGCGAAGATACGAATCTGTCGTATGGGTAAGAGTGAGACCACCCTTCTTCTTTAGGGAGTCTGTTGTGTGTGTGCGAGTTAGGGAGGCAACCTTCTTATTAGCGTCTGTGGTGTGGCTAGCTGTACCCTGTTTACGAATGAGTGTGTTTGTTGTATGCGTCTTTAGTAGACCAGATACCTTCTTGCTTGCATCTGTTGTATGTGTCTTTGTGACAGCTAGTCGCTTATTAGCGCTAGTGGTGTGGGTTAGCGTAGCCTGCTTACGCTTTAAGGTGTCAGTTGTGTGGGTCTTATTACTAGATGTGCGCTTTAGTGAATCCGTTGTGTGTGTAAGCGTATTAGCCTTGCGCTTAAGGGAATCTGTAGTATGGGTATCGTTAACCGCCTTACGCTTGTTTGAGTCTGTTGTGTGCGAACGAGTATAACTAGAAACACCAGAACCAATTGTGAAGTCTGATGCAGTTTCTGCATTTCCACCATAAGAAACCTTAGTACCATCTGTACTAGATTCAGTTCCCCACACTTGCCAGTGATAACTCGTGCCAGATGTTCCGCTAGTGAAACGACTATAGAACGGAGTATAGACAGCTGGTGCTTTTTCAGCCCAAGTACTGCTATTTGGTGTGCTGTAGTTAGGTGTTAGTTCCCAAGTGTCGTTATACCAAGTACCTGTAGATGGGCGACCACCAAATATGTATAGCTTTCCAGAGATAAATGAACTCATTGATGTACGACGAGCTGCTGGACCACCAGTAGGTGTTGCAGAAGCCCATGTTGTACCAGATAGAGAGAAGTATTGTAGTGATTGTAGTACGTTTGTGCCATCGAAACCACCCCAGATAATGAGCTGGTCGTTTGTTGCGTCATAGGCATAGTTTGGCGTACGACGAGCAGTACCACCAGAAGATGTTGGCGTTACCCAAGCACCACTAGTAGTCGAGTAGTCAAGATATACGAGTTGGCTTGAAACGGTTGTAAGAGCAGCATCAGTTGCACCACCATATAGGTACATACGAGTGTTGCTTGTCTTATTGAATACACCTGGACCCAACACTGCTGTAGGCGCTGTGCCAGTAGGGGTGCGTAGTGTCCAAACACCATCAGCACTTGACGAGAAACTTAGCTCCCATACTTGGTTATATGCAGTAGAAGCATCTCCACCCATAGTGAAGATTGCGCGGTTATTCGTAGCATCGAAAATACCGACAGATAGCCAGCGAGGAGATGGAGGTGTCCCAGTAGGGTTAAGCTTTGAGGCTGTATAGTTACCGAGTGAGTCGGCAGTTAAAGCCCAGACCTCATTGCTGTTCTGTGAGCCACCATTAAGACCACCGAAGACAATAACACGACTACGGGTAGAGTCGTATACACCAGCAATACCCTCCATAGGAGGAAGTGTCTTAAAGCCTTTGTTTGTGTAGCGCCAAGTATTATTGCTCTGATTGTATGCCCATATATCACCGACGTGTGAACCAGTGACAATGGTGGCACTGTCGTACATGTCCGCGAAGCCACCAACAATTACCCACTCAGAGCGGTCAGAGTTCCAGATGCTAGCGTTCGCGTCGCGTGATGTAAGATATTCACCCTGAGATAGACCATATACGACAGAGCTTGCTTCCGTCATGTCGATAGCGTATTGGTAGCGCTCTGTACTATCCACCGTTTCCATTCCACGAAGGACTAGATAGTTTAAGTCTGTGTTTATGGTGTTGGCGGTATAGACGTTACCAGCAAAGGCTTGGTCGGTTGTACTATTGGCGCGGAGTTGTACATATGCAGGAGAGCCGTCTAGGTCAGAGATGTAGCCAACGTCGTTATAAGCACTTGCCTGTGTACCCTGAAAACCAGCTGCATAGAAGAAGCGGTTATTAACGGCATCGTAACCACCAGAAGAGAACTCACGACCTGCTGGGGCTGTGCCAGAAGGAGTAATTTGAGTCCAAGCATTTCCAGCTATGTCATAAGACCAGAAGTCTGATAGGTATGTAGTACCGTTGTAGCCACCGAATAGAAATAGTTTGCCAGTTGAAGACTTATAGTCAATAACAGCACCAGTACGAGCAGAAGGGCTACCAGCTGCACCATCGGCTAATAAGACTGTCCATGTAAGTGAGCCAGGGGAGTCAACATCGAAAGTACCGCGCCAAAGCGTGTTGACACGAGTCGCGCCAGGCCAACCACCGAACATGTAGACATAGTTCTGTGAAGCATCGCCAGATACAGGGATAGCTGCCATTTGACGAGTGATGTAACTCATCGCTGTTGGTGTGTTTGTCTGTGTTACTGTTGTCCAAGACTCACCACCAGGTGTAGATACGTCAAGAGCGTGCATTTCGCTTAGGTCAGAGCCAGTAGTACCACCCCATATAACCATGAATGCCTTATCAGCACCACCAGATGTAGCAGTACCGCGTACATATGTCGCCCCAGCAAGGTTCTTCGCTGTAGGAGGAGTACCAGTTGGAGATAGCTTGCGCCAAGGCATACCAGGACGGTCAGCAGGCTGTTCCCATGCTTCGTTATAACGAGTTGTGCCATCGTAACCACCAAAGAAGATATAGCGCTTATTCTTCTTGTCATAGATTAAGTTAGCACCACGATTACCGTGTGATACGGCTGTCATCGACTGAGAACGTGTACGCTCCGTGATATTAGCAGTATTTGTGAAGCTCGTGCTTGTGTTTTGTACCTCTGCCTTGAGTATGTCTTGGTTGCCAACAACACCGCTAGTATATTCAGAGTTGAGGTTCACATAGGTTGTCACGCCATCTGTAGTAGATGTCCCAACAGGGGTGATAGTGCTAAAGTCGTCCGCGTATTGACCGAGCGTTCTTACTGTGGGAGTAAGTGTGGGGAACGGAGTAACGATACTAGTGCTTGAGCCACCAGTTTCTATAGCAACAGATACAGCACCACCGTGCGAGTTGGTGCTACGGAACTGGTAGCGAATACGAAGACGGTCTGTAGAAGAACCAGCAGACCATGTAAGTGAGCTGAATGTGAAGGTTTTAATACCTGTCGTCGAGATGTTATTTTCGGCGCTAATTGTCTTACTCTCCTGAACCGTGCCAGAGCTATTTATGCGTTCTAACTGTACGGCGAGGTAAACAGAGCTACTCGCAGTCGTTACGTTTACATTTACAGTAATAGTACCGCTCGTAAAGGTGCTTATTCCAGGCTCGTTTGGTTTAGTGTATCCAAAGCTTGCCTCTGTCGCGGAGTTTGTTACGGCAACAGTAATAGACCCTGCTGCTTCTGCAACTAGGGTCTCGTTCTTGTTAAATACTACACCACCAGTTAGTGCCGAGTCGGTGGCGCTAAGATAGTATGTTCTAGCCATTCTTTGGCTCTCCAACCACTACTGGTTCAGCAGGGTGTAGCCATTCGCCATAGTCTTCGAAGGCTATCTTTTCTATCTTCATTAGATTGTCCCAGTGCGTGTATTTTCCATAGAGAATATGACCACTGACCTTAGTAGTGTCATCAAAGTGGGAGGTGAAGCGTAGGTCTTCTGTGAGGGCATAGTAATCGCAACCAGAAGAGTATAGACGGGTGTGCCGTCCCATGCCATCAAGTTTAACGAAGTAAATCATTACAACCTGAATGTCATCGGTAGGAGCTTTTGTCCATTCCTTGTACGTTGTGCCTGTGTAAGTACTATCAGAGTACCAGATTTTGAATCCAGCAACTTCCTGATAGTCCAATTGTGGTGTTATAGAAGTATCCATAACAATTAAGCCTTTGCGGGAGATGTCTTAGAGAATAGTAACGCCATCAGAGTCCGCATCCGAAGCATCCTCTTGTTCGCTCTGAGGCGGATAGAACCATTCACTGTTAGGGAGAAATTGAGAAGTAGCTTCAATGTGTCCATCAGACTCAAAGATGCCAACAATTCCCTGTTCGCCATTTTTACCAATCTTACCAACAACATGGCATGTCTCAATGACACCGCCACCTGGCGTTGCCTGATTACGGCGTCTCCAAACAAGACGTTCGCCGTGTTTGAAAGTAACAAGAAGAACGCGCTCGTTTCTAGCCCAATCCCATAACTCAAAAGACTTCAAGTTATCGAGTGGAATATCCTCATACGCGTTCCTCTGACCAGAGGCAGCTACTTGAGATAGTGAACCACCATCGTTACTGTATGCTACCCATCTGAACTTATCACCAATATTTGACATTGCATTGTCTCCTTTTCCCTCATTGCATTGAGGTTAAAATACTTATTTATTTTTCAATTAGCCGATAACGACGATGTTATCTTCGGTTGTCCACCAACCCTTGCCTACCACTGGTAGACCGTTGCCCTGTTCACGCTCGTCGACGAGACCGTCGAGGCTATGTGCATAGACTGTGTACTCGTCAAGCTCTACGCCAACTTTTTTACCAACTTCATCTTGTACAACTTTAACTGTACCGTTAATTGGGGTGTTCTGTGGTGTGCCGACGAGGATAGTGACCTTGTCACCTACTTTAAGTGTTGCCATAAAGTGTTATCTCCTTAAACCTTAGTTTATCTTAGCTTGATGTGTCGTCGTACTTCCAGGTGAAAGTCTCAGCTGCTGTAGCACCTGATGCTGCTGTTGTACCGACTACGATTTGGTATACAACGTAGTTACCAAACTGACCAGTAGTGGTAGTTGTACCAGTAACTGATAGAGGTGACGCTGATGTAAACGTGAATGGGTCTACAGGAGTTGTAACTGTTGTGTAGTTAGTAGTGTTAAGTACTAGACCAGTTGTACCAGTTGTACCAGTAGCCTGTGTGTAAGCAGTAGCTTGGTTAGCTAGGGCTGTAACACCTGTACCGAAGTTATTTACGCCGTCTGTGTACCACTTCAAGTTGTCTACTGTACCGCTTGTGATAGCAGTTACATTAAGACGTGTAACGACCCAGAATGAGTAGTTAGAACCTGATGTTGGAACAAGAATGCTGTTTGCAGTACCCGCTGTTGAGTGAGCGTCTTCTGCGTTTGCACGAGTGTTGATTGATGTGATGTCAGTCGCTGTTGGACCTACACCTGTCAATCGGTTAATTATCACTGTTGCTGCCATTATGTTTCCTTTTTTTGTTTATGTAGTATGTCTACTACTATTATTATACAATACCTTACGCCGTCTTGACCCAAGTATCTTCTGTTGTTGCATTATTCGGCGCGACACTGCCTACCCATTCGACGTATAGAGCATTTGGTCTCGCTACGTTTGGGTCTGCTTGGTGGTGCGAGCGCACGAATGTGCTGACCCCAGTTGCTCCTATATCGCCTTGGTCTCCCTTGTCTCCCTTGTCGCCTTTTGGTCCCACTTTTCCTGAGTGGTGAAGACTAACATTCGAGTTCTTCTTACTGAGCTTGACATTGTCCTTGCGATAGACGATTTTAATGGTCTTGTCTTGTTTACTAAGACGAATACTTGCCATTACGAAACCTCTATCTGGTCCAATGCCTCATTTACGATGAACTCTGGGAAGTCGCTTCCACAACCATCACAATCACCTTGTGGCGAAGGGTATTTCTCCGTCTGCCCAAGTGCATCTGTAATGTTTATTTGATAGAAGTAGGTGTCAAGAGGAATCTGGGTGTCTATACCTGTGAATTGGAATGTACCAACCCCATTAGTAAGAGTGATATGCTTTGTCAAAACAAATAGTTGTCCTGGCTTGCCAATATAGATGTCGGCAGAAACTGCCGTAACATCACCTGCGTCAAGGGGTAGAGTTACGTCTTCCCCATATCTAATACTGATTGATTCCATTTTATCCTTTTGTGGGTTGAGTTTGCGACATCGTTTCCATCGCTAGGAAACTTAGACACCGTCTATGTAGCCCATACTACACGAGGAACGTCGCTCTAGTCGCTAGGACTTGCTTGTGTCTACTTTTATTATAACAGCTACATGAAAAACAGGATTGAGCCTGTCTTCTTAGACGAACCAGCAAGGGTTGTGAAGCTAGTATTACTAGAATACTCGAATGTGTTGCCATCCCATTCACGCGCGTAGATATAGTATAGCGTCGATGGACTAAGCCCTGTTAGTGTACCACTATACGCGCCGTTACCAGAGAGAGATATATCCTTTGAGTAGGTCGTAGAGCCACTTGTAAGACCATAGTAGAGCGTAACTAGGGAAGCTGGGTACTGGTCTCCATATGCCTGTCCAGAGATAGTGACACTCGTGCTAGAGTTATTAGCTACAGAGGTTATTGTTACATAGCCTTGTGCGCCAGCCATTCTAGTAGTTGCCCATGACTGTAATACAGTCCCACTTAGCGTCCGTAGCATTGTATATCACGCCAACATACAGGTTCTTGCCAGCAACAGTGGTGGTTGGGAGAACGGCATCTCCTGAACGGTGACTTGCAGGCCAAGTAAGAGCGCGAGCCGTGCCATTGTCCTTAATGTGGTAGAGAATACGGTTGTTGTCCGTCGGAGTACCAGTAGGTTCACTAAATGAGGCAGCAGCAGCAAGCGCCGTGATGTCTAGGGTGTTAAGACTAGCAGACCCGCTTGCTTGTGGAGTCCCAGAGCTTACAATGCTGATGTTATTCTGGTATGCTACCTCTTTGAAGTAAACATTACGGTCTGTACCGATACGGAAGATAGACTGACCAGTTGGTACACTGATTGTCTGTGTAGTTGTGTAAAGACCATCTACAATTCTTACCTGAACCTGATAGGAGTGAGCAGAAGATGCTGTACCAGTGGCTGCAACAATAATACCCTGGTCATTAGCTGCAATTGCACCCGTACCGCTCGTCTGTGTGTTTGCTACATTTGTCCAAGATACACCAGTGATGTCTGCACCGTCTGTAATGTATCTGTATTGAACACCGCTTGTAGCATTTACTGTGTTCTTATCTACTGAGCTAATTGTGACGGGCGAAACGACACCATTAATCTTAAGGATAAGAGCGTCGTCATATCCGTTGGCGCGAATCGCTGTTGCGTTGACAGTAGGTTGAATATATGGAATTATAGTTACTGGTAGTGTTGCCAATTTGCCATTTCCACGCGAATCCACCGCTCTCGTAGAGATTGTCTGTACACCAGTAACATCAGATACGCTTCCAACAGTTAATACTGCGTCGGCAGAGCTTGAATATGATAGGTTATTAGAATACCCACCGATGTTGACCGTGTAGTGGCTCATCGTTGCGTACTTCTGTGGAGTTGCCTTATTTGCAAGAGGCACTGTCACCTGTAGCGTAGATTGACCCTGAATAAGATACTGATTGTTGCCAGTTAGCGTCGCGGTTGTCGAATTAGAGTCCGCATATGTGAATGTACTGAATATAGGGTTCGCCTGTCCCGTATCATTCTTAATAGTTACCGTTCTTGTACGGTAGTCATAGTTATCGCCACCAAGAGAGTCATGGATACCGATATTGATGTTGAATGTATTAGAGTTTGGCGAAGAAGCCTGTAGGTGGTTGATGAGTGCCGAGTTAAAGGTATAGTTATGACGGCTTGTGGAGTTAGCGTCTGTTACCGCGCGACCAGATGGGTCATCAATGAACGAGTCTACAGCAGTGCCAGCAGGGTTGTTGAACTCTACCCACATTGGTCCTTCGTCGTAGGCTGTAATGCCACCAGAGTCCATAGAAAGCGCCGTAAGTGTAGCGTGGCGAGGGATTGTAGGCAAGTCCCAAGAACCTGAGTTAGAGTAATTGCCGTATGAGTATAGCCACCCAGTTGAGGAGATACCGAAGTTCTTTGTACCATCGGTATTGTGACCAATGTCCCAAGAACCGCTCAATAGTTGAACATCTCCACCAACAGTAATGTTAGACCAAGTGTTACCACCGATTGCCTGACCACCGTTAATGTAACCATCAACAGATTTAATAGCATTTGAATACCAAGTAGCTGTAGCGCTACCAGATTTAGATACACCCCATTGCCAGTTAATGGTTGAGTAGTTGCCAGCTATGTTTTGACTAGCCAATTGCCATTGGAAGTAGAAATAGGTGTAGTTAGCTACGCCTGAGTTTGCTCGTCCTGATGTACTTGACATTAGCTTATTGCTCCTACGAAGGCTAGTCCAGCATTAACGCCAGAGGTGATTGGAATAGCCCTGATTATGTTACCAAAGTTTGTTGCGCCGTCTACCTGTAAGTTTGCAACCTGTGTTGTATCGCGGTTAACCCAGAACACCTTCTTGCTTGTTCCAGATACGTCAGAATAACCAGCGAACTCGATAGGTGTCATCACTGTATAGTCTCCTGAGTGTGTATTGCTTGATACTCGAATACCCTCAGTTGTTAAAGCAACCTGCGTGTTGAGGATTTCAGAGTGTGACTGGTCCCATTGTACCAAAGTCTTACCTGCCATAACCCTTAAGTCAGTGATTTCGATACTAGTAGTAGTGCTTGTTGCCGCGAGAGTGATGTCCCAGTAGTTCTGTCCAGGCGTTACATTCTCTAGCTTGAGTTCTTGCCAGACATAGCCAGTTGCACTGTCGATTGTAATAGAAAAACTTGTAACTGCATTAGAGATGGTTAGTGTTGCACCACCGTTGCCGAGTGTCTTGTTAACACGGAAGCCGATAGAGTATGGCGAGTTGTTAGCAACGCTAATACGCTGTGTAATCTGGGCGCTACTGCCTATAAGTTGTATGGCGTTACCAGATGTAGCGCCTGAGCTGAGTGAACCTGCGCTAGAGTACGATGTCACCGTTCCTGTGCCAGTCTTAGTCCAGAAGCTTAGTGAGCCATCTGTCTCTTTAGCATAGCCTACTGAGTTAAGGATTAAGTTACCACCACCAACGCTTTGAATCTGTGTCGTTACTTCATCAATCGTTTGATATACTTCTGTAAAGGCATTGGTCGTGTTAATGCCATCTGTTACCTGCTGACTAACAATGCTTGCGATGTCATTGCCCTGCTTATCAACCTTAATCTCTGTGTTATAGATAGTCTTAAGAATACCACCAGCAGTCTGGTAGTTAATCGTCTGCGCGGTAGGGATAATAGATACGAGGCTCTCATCTACCGAACCAGCAAGAGTTAAGTGAACCTCGCTTAGGAGCGACAAGTATGTCTTTGAATCTTGTGTGTATTGAATAACGTCGCCGACCTCATACCAACCAAGACCAATTGTGCTTGCCTTGCTTGCGTTCCAGTCTGTTCCGACCAATTCTCTGTATAGTGGTGGCAATAAGTCTTGACGGTCGTCGTCGAGAATCTGTACGTTATTAATCTGCACTTCTTTAACCGCTAGGATAGAGATAGTAATAGTTCCGCTACCTGCTGTTGTTAGGTCTATGATGTTAGTGCCTGATAGTGCATCTGCGTATGTTGGTGTAAGGGCGAAGGTGTCTGCGCTACCGCCAGTATAAACGAAGTAGTTAGTACTAGGCAATAGGGGCGCTGGAAGGGTAGTTGTAGAAGATAGTTGTACAAGCGTACCATCTCCCATGCCGTTTGCTGTCACTGTTATGAGGTTAGTGCTTGTATCAACACTAGTAATCGTGCTAGAGGCAGAGTTAGGGTTCGTTTGGGCGACGTTATCGTTCTGAGGGACGCGACCAAGAACAACACTTGTGACTGGACCATACTCGTCGCCTATTGTGAGCTTCTTTAGCACTGTCGAGTCTAGCATGTCTATGCTATATGCTGTAGCATCAATATCTGCAAGGTCGCCAATGCGTGGGTCTTGAAGGATGTTGAACTTGTCCATTATTACTGTTGAACTTGTAGTTTCGGCAGCCCATGTACCAGCAGTAGGCTCTACAATGAGCGCGGTGAAGTCGATAGGATTAGCAGCAGAGTACTGAGTGACCCATGTATATCCGTCGGACGATGTCTCCCAGTATGTTGTGCCTGAGTTCTCGCGGATTCTAAAGTATACGTCATTAGCGGTGCTGTATGCAGAACTTCCAACGACTGTTCTTGTTGAGGCGACTATCTTGTACGCGTATTTAGTGTTACCACTCACCATCCAAGAGACGGCATTAGCAGCAGTCGCATCGCGTGCCTGTACAGGGTATGCTTCTAGGCTTGTAAGCGATTGGTCGCCAGCATTCACTAGCTTCATACTGACTTGTCTACCCGTCATGTTGAATGGGGCAGAGAGCAGACCGTGGTACTGCGTAGAGCCTGATGGGAGAGCGATGTTAAGTTGACCGTTAACAATAGAGAGTTGAGCAGCGTTGTATGAGCCACCCTTCCACTTGGTTGTTGTGTCAATAATATCGAAGTCATCATCGAATGGTACAGGAGCGGTGTTGAATCGCGCGAAGACTAGTGTTGTGTCTGTTACGCGGGCAGTTGTGCCTGTTGAGCTAGCAATCTCCTGAATAACCGTCTGTAGCGTGGCATTGGAGAGGTTAGCGTAGAGGTCTTGGAGGATTGTGTACCCTGCATTAGGGAGACTAGGGAACTCAGCCATAAGGCTAAGACCAAGCGTTGAGGCAATACCCTGAGCAAGAGCAGTCACCGTAAGGGGGAATGTAACGATACCAGCAGAGTAAGGGGTCCTGCTAGCAGTCCACATGTGGTCGTATAGGGTAATAGTGGTGCTTCCAGCATCATAATCATAGGCAACAGTGTCTACAATGTAGAATCCTTCGCTAATATAGTCGTAACCAGACACGCTTGGGTCATTATTGTATAGACCAAGACGAATCTGGAATAGTTCGCCAGATACAGCGCCACTGATAATACCAATAAGCTTGACTGTCGCCTTCTTTGTTACTGTGCCGAGGAATCCACCAACAGAGTCAATACCGACAGACATAAGTGTGTCTGATGAGGTGTACTTAGCAGTCGTGTCGTCGTAGTAGCCGTATGGGTCTTGTGTTTGGCGGACAACAATAACATCACTCTGTTTTACAGGTGCTTGAGCGAGAGTCTCAAAGACAGAGTCATGGATAATCATTAGTTAATTGGCTGAATCCTTACGCCAGTTTGGATTTGTGCATTTTTATCTGCGCCGAATAGGAAGTTTAGTCCACATTTACGGCAACGTGCCTCGCCAGCAGAGCCAGCAGTCACCTTAACACAAAGGGAGTTACACTTATATAGCTTGTTGTCAGACTTGCTGATACGTTCGTAGGGGCATCGTACCTCTAGGAGTGTAGTTGGCTCATCTGGTAGGCTATCGGTGTCTTGGAGGGGGTTTTCTGTGTTCATGTAATCTCTTTTGGATTTAATTTATATCTATTACCAGTATACCACTACCAATAACTCAAAAAACAAGCCCCACAGCGAGCTTTGCTGAGGGACTTGGGCAATTGGTGCTTTTTGTGTCTAAAACGCGTTAGAGAGGCTTAGAACGCGTCACAGGACTATTCTTTGTCGTCTTCGCTTACGACATTATCGACAGTTGGGATTTTGCCTGTCTCTTTCTTCACAATATTCTTGTTAAGAACAGTTGCAGGGATATTTTTCTCTGATTTGTTGCCATTGTTCTTGCGTGGGGCTTGTCGTACCGACTTCTCCAATAAAAAAGCGTCTAACTGCGCCTGCTCTTCGTTGGTCATTGTGTAATATTGGTTGCTCGATAGCTCTAATAGCTGTTCAATTGTCTTCATTTTTATTTCCTTTTAACTGTTGTTCTACTAATAAGTATACATCTTCCTCTGGTTTTTTCAAGTATTCGGCGAGGTCACTAACGGCAATTTTCTTAATTGTATCGAAGGTTGTCATCGGTATTGGGACATTTGTATCGCGCGAGTTCTCTAGTAGCTGTATAACGACTAGCATCCCCATCATCTGTCCGTGTCCGTAGTCGTCGCTTGGCTTTGGTATCTGCATATATAAGTTTCTCTATTTGTTTTTATTAAACACCTATATAAGTATCTATAAACTTATATAGATTAACGAGTGGGGAAGATTGGGCAGGTCTTAATCCAGAGTTCTTCGTACTTGTCGCCATTAAGTTCTGCAAGAGTGGCAGCATAGGCAATCATACGGTCAAGGCGCTTTGCCTCATCTGGTTCATCGAACTTATCCATTACATGATAACGGAAAGCAGTACCTATACGGTACTTGAGGATTGTTACCGAGTCCTCTGATAAATCCATCTTATGCTCCGACCATTGCGATGACCGCTGTAACCGTAGCGTCATCAGTAATGCGTGGGAGACCCACGGCATCTAAGAAGACCTCGCTCTTAGCGACATCAACAAAGTACTTAGTACCATTTAGTGTAATCATCAGTAGTGGTTGGTCGTCCACAGTTCCTACCATATATTCTTTAGCCATTATAAACTCCGTTCAATCTCTATTATGCTCTTTTTTTACGAAAAACACAACCCCTAGTGCAGGTCTGCATAGACAATATCACCATCTATGCGGGTTATAGTTAGTGACGAACCGCTAGGCATTAACACCTCTGCTTCGCCCATAGTGCGTCCACGCTTACCGAATGTAACATAGTCAGGGATAATTGCTTTTTGTCCCTTTTTTGCTGAGATAACGAGCATGGAACCACCCTTATACTTGAATGTATCAGCTATCTTCTGGTCGGTTGAGGTGCTTAGGAATGAGCGCGAGTGTATAGTCTCTCCGACATCTGTATTCTGGTGTACTGGAATCTCTGTACCACGATAGATAGTGGTATCGTTGGCGAGAGTGACATTAGCAGCAGTATCAATGTTCTTGATTGTGTCGCCGTAGGTAGTCTTTGTACCGTAGACGTTAAGTGGGTCATCAAGCATATTGGCGCGAGCATGAATGTTAATGGCATCGTACATGTGACCTTGGTAGGCGCGTACTGAGTCAGTAACATCACCTGAGTGCTGTCCTAGAGAGCCATCGAAGTAAGAAGACTCAACATACTTATTGAAGTCATTAACATTGCCTAGTTTAGATAGGTCAACAGGGATACTCTTGCTTCCACCCTTCTTCTTAGCGAACTTACCAGTAAGGTCGCGTGGGTGCAGGTCTTCTACGAAGGGTACATCGTTAAGCATCTTGCCATCGTAGGTGTTGAAAAAGCTTCCGTCCTCGCGTTGGATAAGGAGTTCATAACGGCACTGACAGTTAACGTGAATGTGTCCGCTCTGTAGCTTCTCGTAGGTAGGCTTAATCTTGTATGTCTTGCCACCGTCCTTAACAGAGAAAGTCTTGCCGAAAGGGATGAAGTCGTTCTTGAAGGGGATAGGATTAAGCGCAGTTGCGTCGATGATAGCCTGACAGATAGCCTCTGGGTGTCCTGTGTTACTTACTAGGCGCTTGTATGCCTTGTCGGTAAGTTGGTTCTGGGCGAGGAACTGCTTGTCTGCATCGAACTGACTCATAGTGAATACACGGTTAGCTTCGTTGCCAGCAATGACAGTGGCGCGACGCTTACCAATACCAGCGAAGTTCTCTTGGAGGTTTTTGATAACAGCCTGTCGAGTATCACCCTTAAGGATAAGGTCACGAGCGTAGGCATAGATGTTCTCGTCCTTGTGGACAGCGCGTAGGTACTGCTTCTCGTCTAGTGAGGCGAGTGCTTCGAACTTGTCTTTAAGAGCAGCCTCAATACTTGGGTTACTTAGCTCGCTATCAATAGCGTCATCGAGTGAGTTCTTAAGGTCTTTGGCAATAGTGTGTACATGGCTCTTAGCGCCACGCTCTGCTTGTAGCTTCATAGCAGCTTGTCCAGATTTAGTCTGGGCGAAGACGGTGTGTAGACCGAACTGCACGAGTAGGTGTTGTAGGCGTTGCTTGGCGTAGAGAGGAAGCAAGATAGCCCCGATAGTTAGGAGCGCGAACATAAGCGTATGTGTCTGTTGGCTCTCAACGGCGTTCTCTAGGATAGCCTCAGCCTCAGCATAGTCGCCATTCTGTACGGCTTGTACATATCGAGCAAGGATTTGGTTATCAACACGCTCAACACTCTGCTTGAACTGCTCTGTTGCTAGGTCTATCTGGCGTTGCTCGTCAGGAGAGATGTTAGCATTAGCAACGAATGCGCGTGGACCCATACCGAAAGACTGTTCTTCAACAACTGACGCATCTGGCTCGTTAGCAGGCTCTAAGTCGCCTTCGCTACGGAGTTCCTTAAGAAGCGCCTTGGCCTCCTGAGCCATGGTCTTAATCTTCTTTGCATTCTCCTCTGGGGTGACGAGTTGTACCTTTGTCGAGGCAGTAAGAGCAGCCTTAAGAGCAGCGAGTGAAGCAGCGCTAGGATTGGCTGGTGTTGGAGCTTGCTGTGTAGGAGCATTGCTATTCTGCATATTAGCTTACCTGTGGTGTTAAGTCTGGCTGTCCACCTGGGTTAACTGGTGGTTGAGGTTGGGTTATCTGGGCGATTTCCTCTGGTGTTGCACCAGCTGCATAGAGAGCAGCAACAAGGGCATCTTCATCAGATATACCAGGTTGTAGGGTTGGAGAACCAAGAGCAGCCAAGTCAATCTCACCAGTAACGAACTGGGTGGCAATCTCTTCTTCGTAGCCAGCAGCGATAAGTGTTTGGCGGAAGGCAAGTTGACCTTGGTTTACTTGAATCTCAAGGAGTGTGTTAGCGAAGTCGCTAGAGAGAGGGTTGTTTAGGGCAATCTCGTAGCCAGTAGACACAAAGTCCTCTGGGTAGTAGCGCTTGTAGTCCATGTTCAATGCACCAATCATCTTCTTGACCATAGGCATAACGGCATTCTCCGTGAAGTCGTCCTTCTGTACGGATGCTGTCTCGCGTCCTGTACCGCTTTGGTCTAGACCGAGTTGGTTCTTAGATGTACCACCAACAGAGATAAGTTGGTCGCGGTTATCAGAGTTAACAGTAGTAAGAGCAGACTTGTTTAGGTCAATGCTTGTGTCTTGGTAAGAGATAGCAGATGGACCGTTACCGAAGAGTGGCTCACCAGGAGCGTGGTTCTTAACGCGCTCTTTGAAGTTCTCGAACTCGTAGTCTTCCATGATGATGTCTGATGTGATGAGTCCAGGAGCGTTGATGTTGTTACGGATACTCTTACGAGAGTAGTCAGCAGCCTGCTTAAGGACGAACTGTGCGTCGCTAGCAGCATCACCTAGTGAGAAGGACTTCTTACGGTCTACTGGGTTCTTCTTGATAACCTCAATAATCATCTCTTTAGGGATTTCACGCTGTAGTCCATCACGGCTCTCAACATAACCACCTAGCTCGCCTTCTTGGTTGAAGACACGCTTAACTTGGTATGGGTTAAGGAACTCGAAGTTCTGTATGTTGCCTACCTTTGTGTAGCCATTCTTGAGCTTCTGGTTGGTGACGGTACGGACTGCCATGACGTAGAATACGCCTTCCAAGTCCATGTAACGAGAGTACTCATACCAAAAATCCTCAGCCGTGAAGTCGAGGGAGTCATTAATAAGTTTTAGGTAAGGGTGTTCGCTTGATGTACCATCTTTCTTGGTACTCTTTGTGTAGGTGTATTCTGTGCCGAGGATAACAGCACGATTGGCGCGACGCTCGATGATAGCATAGCCGTAGCCTGTATACATATCCTCGTCAGTAAGGACGGGGTCATCAATGTTGAGTGTCATCTTAGGGCGTGAGCCGTAGCGGAGGAACTCGTTGCCGATTGTTGAGTTGTTCGTCTTGTCGATACTTGGCGCATTAAAGGCTCTGACCGCATTTCGAACTCTTTGGAGTGGGTTCATATATGTTTTTTGTCTCTGTTTATTACTCTATACGCTACGGTATTGTTGTCTATAGTTTATTATACAGCATAGCTCGCTAGAAGCCAAGCCTATTCATGTTATGCTTATCGTCCTTAATCTTGCCGTGGAACTTGCTGTGCATACGGACAGCAATACTGAATGAGTCAGCGAAGTCGGGTGAGCGTCCGAGGACTTCTTTTATCTTGTCCTTCTTGGTGACCTTCTCTACACCATCCACCATATCGGTGTCATGGGCAGATAGTTCTCGCCATAGCTCATCATCATGTCCTCTATAGGACTCTCTCTGTAGGACTTGGACTTCCCCTTCGTCTAATGCTCTACGCATATTGAGCATCGTTTCATTGCGCGACTTGCCTGTAGCGGTGTATTCGTCTATGTGCCAACCGAGTATCTTCATACTGTCACGCATAGCAGTACCAACGCCGTTTACCTCTAGGCTTATCTGTCGTGCTTGTCCCTTAGTGAATCCCTTGCTCTCGGCGAAGGCAATTAACTGCTGGGCGAATAGGTATCCTGTTGGGCGCGAGTCTATCTCGCTATTCTGACCATAGGTGCGTTCAGGAATCTTGAGTTCCTTCTGCTCTGTGAGAACGCCATACTCAATAAGACTGACTACGGTAGCGTCGCCACCATTATCGCTTACGTCCACGCCGATGACCTTGTCTAGCTTATAGCGTGAGTCTTTAGGAATGACGTTGCCCTGCTCGTCTCGCTCTGGCTCTGGTAGCTTGAAGATGCTTGCCTTCTCCCACAGGTAGCCAGTAATGAGGGCGCGGTCTTCATCGAGATAGTTCCAGTTATTGTAGAGGTAGCGTTGCGCCCACCACTTTGGCTTGCTCTTTATAAGGGAGTTAATGTCTTGGTCGGTCTGCCAAGAGTCCTCTAGGGTGAACTCTATGACCATAACATTGCTAGGTAGTTCGTTCTTCTTCCACTTGTCGTAGTAACGGCTCTTTGTCCAACCGTTATTAGGGTTCATTGTGTGGATGTTAATGCTTGGCTGTCCCTGTTGGTTAGCACGACCTTTACGACTCATAATCATGTCTACTGCATCTTCGATTAGCTCGTTGCTTTCCTCTAGTTGGTTAGCGGTAATGTCGAGTCCCTTAATCTTGTTCTGGTCGCGGTCGGTAGAGCTATCTGCTTGGGCGAAGGTGATAATGCTCTTATTGGGGAACTCAATCAAGAGTGAGCCTTCATTAAGGCGATAGTGGTCTTCCTCAATCATGTTCATATCGGCGAGCATCTTCTTGTATGTACGCCAGATAGTCTTACGCGCAGTGTTGAAGTTCTTGCGCCAGACAAACATCTGCGAGTAGGGGAACTCGTTAGCTATAGAGATGAAGACATGGGCAGCGAGAGCAGACTTACCCACACCAGTTGGACCAATAAGAATCAACTCGTCAATATCTGGACGGTTGTTAAGGATGTCGATGACCTCTTGTTGCTTAGGCTTAAGCTGTAGAGCCATCTTCGATTGCCTTTGGTTCGACTATCTCAGCATCAATAAGATTGCGAGGTTTAATCTGTGAGATGACAATTGGCTCCATCTTGATAGTCTCGCCATTGCTAGTAATATCAATCTTGTCACCGAAGCCTGTCTTGCGTAGCCACTCAGCAGAGAAGTGCGAGCCACCCATAGCTTTAAGTACCTGAGCGATAGTAACCGCTTGCATAAGGGTCTTAGTGCCAGTAGGCTCTAGCCATAATGGTTTGTTCTTTAAGTTCTCGGTAAGCTTATTGAATAGTTCTTCGTCGTTAAGAAGTTCCTGTACGACAGAAGACCAGTTCTTGCTTCCTTTCGGGCGACCACCTAGCTTGCCTGCTTCGCTTGGGTCTAATAGGTTGCCTAATTGCTTTGCAGCTTTCTCTGGGTCTTGTGATATTGGCATTTTTGTACGCTCTCTGTGTATATTTAACCGTATTATTCGGCTTTATTTGGGTTATAACCCTATTATACAACAAAGAGCTAAATGACGTTGTTGCTACTTAGCTCGGTAAACTTATCTTTCACCCACTGAGGGATACTATTGCCTGGTACTAGTCTACCCAAATAGAACCACCTATAAGAATGGTTACGCCAGTTCAGCCGTCGCCATAGCCAATATGTGTCACTCACTCGCTATATCTAGCCCCAGAGATTGGTAGAATCGGAAGTTGTGTAAAAGTCGTGTCACACATACCACAGGTACACATAGCATACATTCCAGGATTATCGCGCACCCGTCTAAGCATGTTCTTTCTTATCTCAGAATGTATGCGTTCGTGTACCTTGTCTTGCTCTATCTCTTTTAGAACCTCTTTTACCTGTTCCTTAGACTCTTTTGTTATCATTCTTCTTATCCTCATAGTAAGTCATGTATTTGTTCCTGTCTGTTACCCATAGTATCTCTCTTTCGAGACTGGTAATGTTTTCTTTTAGGGCGCGAATCATATGTCGGGCGAACTTAATAGCTTCTTGGGATGGTAACTCTACTAGCCTCTCACCGCGTTGCATAATAGCGAGGGTGTCTTCTGTCTCGGCATCATCACCTACGAGCGATATGGTCTTGTGGTAAATACGTTCTTTGGGCGACACTGGTGGAATATCCATCGGGGTGAAGAAGTCTGTAGTGCCGTCGTCGAACTTAACCATACTACTTCCCTGTACAGCTATTGACTACTGGGGTAGTTATTGGTTCGGGCGACGCTGTAGGAACCCATGGCGTTGTATCTACTGGAATATCACAGGTTTCTGTTCCACCCTTCATACACTGTGGGTTAGCTGGGTCTGTGTTATCACAGCCATCTACTGGGTTAGATAGTCTATTAGGATATTGGCAGGTGCTATGGTCGAATGTTGTTTCTGTGGGCGCGACAGTCGCAGCTGTTGCGGGACGAGTAGCGCCATACACCCAACCGCTTAGAGCGACAACAAGTAATAGTACAAGAGTTAGTTTTTTCATTTCTTAACCTCCTTAAATATATATTCATTATACCCCTGTGCGCCAGAACCAACCAGCGGTAGACTATCTATGTACTGCTGGTAGTGTTCCTTACATAGGTCAAGCTTCTCTCCTGAGAGATATGGAGTTGTGGCGCGACCCTCTGTCTGTTCTGTGGTGAAGCGGACTGATAGCGTCTTCTGCTTATGGTCTGCTTCTTTCGAGCAACCCTTTATGTCGCATAGTGTTTGAGTTATAGTACTCATGCGAATAATGCCTCATTGAGTGCTTCTTTGGTTGGGTACTTTTTTAGTAGGTTTTCTACTGTGGCGAAACGTGTCTTCACTTCTGAATCTAGTCGGAAGTCGTGACTGTTATCTGCTATCTTCCTATCCATTTCTGATTTAGTTTCTGCCGTTATAAAGTTGTAGTAGCCTGAACCGTGGAAGTCTGGATAGTTCGTTACCATCTTTGCTATATGAATCATTATGCGTACACCTGCTTTCCGAATAGTGCGTACTGAATTACTGCATCGCCATTCAAGACTGTCATAGTCATCAAAGTCGTGCTTATCCATGAGCTTTAATCCCTTAAGGAACTTAGTGAGCGTTAACTGATGCCACTTCGAGTCCTCGGCATCCCAAATACGGATACGGTAACCATTAGTGAGCGCATCAGATGTCCACATACCATCATCTGCTTTTTTCAAACCGATGATGTCTGCCTCTCCTGCCCAGTAGCTAATACCGTTTAATGCAGACGACATAATGTCATTGATATTCTCATCAGTGACGACAATCTTCTTTTCGATAATCCTACTCACTTAATAGTCCTTCCGTAGAAATGACTTGCCAAATCTCACCCCAGTTAAATGCAACGATTGCCACAAGGACGATAGCGAGCGCTATACAGATTCCTAATGCGAGAGTTGTGCCGTTATAGTCTTCGTTCATTTGTTTAAAGCCTTTCTTACTGTCTTTATATTTTAATTATGCTCTTATTCGGCGAAAAACACAAGCCCTTTTATCAAAGAAAATAGACGCCATTATAGCGCCTATCTTTCACATCCCCTTTGAACTCAATCCCACATTAAGCGCACAATTCTGGTAAGTAGCTCGTTTGTCGTGCAGGGGCTACTTTAGGATTGAGGTGGCGACCCTTCGCTGTTTCGCGTATCGTGACTCATTTGATACTTACCAGAACTATGTGTTTAATTATTAAATGCACACACGGGGGGACGTTTTCACCAATGACCGTTTTAGATGGACAGTCCACGGTTTCAGAAGGACTTATACAACGGAGCTACCGTCTTGTAACCTCATATCCGCCGTGTGGCGTAAGTAGCTACCTCCCCCTCTGTGTGCATTTATTCAATAAGTGACAATCCAGCAAGCACGTCCGTAGACACATGTATCCTACGGCGTACTCGTGTGTACATCACAGGGGGTATTCTTCGCGTTGCAGGGTTAGTGGTTCCGCTCCCCCATCTGGGCTATGACTATTTTCCGATTGCCGTCCCTCACTCTTGCAAGAGCTTCTCGGTTCGACCTGCTTACCAGATTATCACTTATTTGTCTGTTAATGTTCTATAGTTAATTATGCTCTTTTATGTGCGAAAACACAAGCGTTTAATCACGCAATTTTTCAGCAATTTTTGTGTCCACGAAGTAGCCACCCTTTGGGTCAGGAGTGACACCACGAGCATACTCTCGCTCACCACCTGTCATGCTACAGAACGGACACTTATGCTGGTAATAAAGGACATACTCATTATTACCATCTGCCATTAGCGCCCTCGGTAGTCGTGTCTCTGGACCAAGAACTCTACAGTTATGGTAGTAAACTGGTGTTGCTTCTGATGTCTGGGTCATTATATCTCCTCCATTGTGTCTACATCTATTTCGTGCATTTCTATTTGGCGCGGCATATTCCAGTCGGCGAATGCCGTATCAACAAGATAGTGCTTATCTGTGTTGGGCTGTCCCTCATTAAAGGCATAGAGTGGACCTTCTTTTTTGAAGTAATAACCCTCTCGTACACGACGCTTACCCGTGAATCGGTCGGGTGTTGGGTCTATGTCTAACGCCTTATAGCGCTTAGGCTCATATCCGAGTATTTTAGGGGGCATTATTAGTAGCCTTTCTTAATCATAAATGTTACCACAAAGATAAACCCCTTATAATTCCGCTTTGCAGGGTATGTGCCTTCCATCGGCAAACTTGTAAGCTTATACAAGCCAAGTATGAATGTGCGCCTATCATCAAGGAACTCAGGTCTCTTGTATAGCCTACATTGTACCTGCCACTTGTTAGGTGTGTATTTCATCAGTATCTCGATGGAGTGCTTTCGCCGAACGAAGCCTCACCTGTTAGTTGCCTTGTTAGTAGTTGACGAATGTTAACGCCATTCTCCTCAGCTTTCGATAGCACCTCGCTCAGAGAGACGCCCATCTCTACATAGCCACCTGCTTGGCAGTCCCAGCCTGTGTAGTCGCAACCACCCTGTATATACGCATAGGTGTGGTCTTTCATGGCAATAATCCAGTGGAAGTCTGGACCATCATTCTCTCCCTGTAGATAAGCAAGCACATAGGCGACATCTTCGAGCGCGAAGCCCTTAGTATCGGTGATTGCATAGCTCATAGCTGCTGATAGGTCGTAGTCTATACGACGCTCAACTGCATCTGTTTCGTGGTCATAGTAATAACTCATTTTCTTCTCCTTATTTATGGTTGAACTTCAAATATCTGAATATGGAACACGGACGATAATACGAATGCGGTGAGGGCGATAATAATACATATCAGTACCCATGCGGTGGCTAGCGAGATAAGACCGAATGTCAAATAGAATAATATCGCTAACTTTGGATGCTTCGCGAGCCACATCGCTCGTCTAAACTGCTTATCGTTCATAGTATCTTTCTCTTTCCGCACTTAGTGCATAATTTTGCTCTTACTTCGGCGGGAACGGCTATTCCCCCACCGACACCAGCTAACCAGTGATATACTTTAACTTTACCTATATATGACCAGCGATGCCAACACATTAGCTCATGTCCACTTTCCAATAGATTTTACATTTAGTACACCATTGAGTAACATCGCTACCACTAGGAGTGTGTTGTTTGCTATGCCACGCATTAGGGAATGCTGAGTAATAGTTATGGGCATGGTCAACACAGTTCGTATACCTATCTGGATTCATAGTCCAGTTATTGTGCCATCCTAAAAACTCGTACCCCATCGTGATGAGCTTTTCTTCTTCGGGCGGAATATCCCTGAATTGCAGTGGGTCTAGTTCTTTTGTGTATGGTGATTTCATATCGTGTCTCCTAGTAAGGCGTGTATGTTTGGGACTAATTGTCTAACTACTTCTGTACCTTTAATTATTGTGTTTGTGTTTCGGCGACGCTCTCTGAATTGCTCAGGTGTCATAATCTTATGACCCTTAGCTCCATTACAGGGGTCGCACATCGTTTGCTTATTATCGAGACTCTCAATCTCATCTTGTGTCCAGCCCAGTAGCCTCGCTTCGTACTTTGGAACGGTGTGGTCTACCGTCATAAGCACAAAGTCATCGGTATAAAGGTCAATATGAACGCGCCCATGGGACTTCTGGTGGCGAGTGTACTTACGGCTACCATCTTCCCTACCAAGCGCTAGAAGCGTCCCTACGCGCCCACAGGCTACACATTCTCTACCCTTCTTGGCAAATACCTGTAGGCGCTCGTGTTCAGCGAACTCAGTGTATAAGTCCTCAAGCGGTAGGAACTCGATTAGCTCCTTACCGTGTGGAAGACGCATTACGTCGTTCCTTTGCTATTTTCACAATCCGTTCGAACGCCTCCACATTGCCCATTGCATCGTTTACTGGGTTATGGTCATGTTTGGTCTGGCGAAAACGCTTCCAACTCTGTGTCTCACCAAAGTTATTGTTCAGCCCTGCCCAAAAGTCAGAGATACGGCGACCAGAGTGACCGAATGGATTATCCATCTCGGCAACATCAAACATACCAGCAATCCACATCCAGTCGTAGGCTACATTATCACTTACGAATACTGGACGGTCGTTACCGCATACCTCTTTAAGCCACACAGCAAACTCTTTAGCTACCTTATCATCTGTACTTAATCGCTTACCAATAACTGGCACAGCTGGGTTATCTGGGTCTGGCGTACCTTCAAACAGGATGCCATGGAATACTTTTAATGACGTACCATGCACAGCGCCAAACTCGGTCATCGTTCCCCTTACTGGACTTGTTCCTAGTGCCTCAACATCTACGAATATATAATTAGACATGATTTAGATGCTCCGTGACCGCTTTAGCTATCTCTGGTGTTAAGCCCTCTGCCCATCGCGTCTTAAAGAAGTTAGGTGCTTGATACACCAACATGTCCATGTCGTCGTCCAGAATCGCATATACATCAACATCTGGGTTTTGCTCTAGCCATGCTTCAATCTCATAGCCACGGTCTTTGCCGTGTAGGTCGGGAGTAATGTCCACAAAGTCCACAACCTGCTTCCTGACATCTTCCTTACCCTCGTCCCATAAGCGCCATGTTGAGCTTAGGACTACTTCACAGCCTGTGTCGAGTTGGATTTTGCCGACTAAGAACGCTGGGTATGGGTCAATTCCAAGTATCCCACGGCTCTCAGAGGCTACTGCGAACTGAGCGCTATTACATACTCCATCAATATCGAGGAAAAGAACCTTACGCATTGCGTTCCGCCTCCACTTGGTCTAGTGTTTCCTGTGTTACGCCTGCTGTTTTAAGGAACAGTTCTGGCTTAAATGCAGGATTGTCATTTTGCATATCGTGGGCAATCATATCGGCGACATAAAGCAAGTTATCTTGCCCCAAGCCTCCTGCGCATTTAGCTAGTGCTTCTGCTACTAGGTAATAATCTTTTCTTGTCATGGTTCTTTTCCCCTATAACTTTATTATTTTTGTATCTCCGCTGAGGTTCATCACCTCACCGTCCTTCTTTGATATATCACAGTTGCGCCAGTCTTTGTCTTTACAATTATCTGGGGTGTATGCCGAGTGGTCTAGCGTCAGGTCAACCGAACAGTCGTCCTTCTGGTCTAGAACAGTAGCTTTGCTACCGTCAAAGGAGTCAGACACAATGCCTATTTTATCTCCCTTTTTAACTACTGTCGTACAGCTATGAGGATTGTTTGGGTCAATCTTTTTAGGTGGTTCGGTAACAATCGCTAGAACAGTAAGGCTAGACACTGCCAACCCACCAAGAATAGGAAGTACAACAGCGCATATCGTCTTAAACGAGACGTACGGGCGACCGCCGAAGCGCGATGCGTATTTGTTTCTGTTGTAGCTGTCCCCATAGCGACCGTTCATCTCCTCTACCCAAGCATCTGCTTTGGCGTTCCATTCATCAATCTTGGCGCGACGCTTTTCTAATACTGGTTCCAAGATAAACAACATGTTACTTAATCTCTTTAATTTTCTTTGTAATGTCTGTGATAGCCCAGTACTTAGGGTTACCGAGAAGCATAATCGTACCATATAGGAACGGTAGTGCTGCGACAAATGCGATAATACTCCAATACCCAACTAAGTGAGATAGGAACACACCAGCGCCGATAAGTACAAGTGCCGTAAATAGCTCAGTTATACCTTTTACGACATATTGTCGAACAAAGATAGACCATAGTTCAATCGCTGCAACACCAAGTCCCTTGGCGAGTGCCTCAACCCCAGCCTTAATGCTATCTGGGATTTGAGAGTCGAGGACTTTCTTCTGAGCGTCTTTAGTTGCGCTCATACTAAAATACGTCTTTCTTTTTCTTTTCGTCAACGGCGTGTCCAACAAGTCCACCAAGAACCGCAGGAATCACATTAGGGTATTTTTCAACTGCATCAGCTAAAAAGTAACCAATTACTGCACCAATAGCTGCACCTTTATTTTCTTTTACTACTTCTGGTACATCTTTTGTGAGCGTGTTAATCGCCTTATCAATGACCTGTTTTACGTTTTTCTTTTCTGCCATATTCCTCCTTATTTATAAACTCAATTATGCGCCTTTTTTGTGAAAAACACAAGCTTTATTTAGGCATTAAGTTCAAAATAGATGTTGCAATATCTTCTGCTGGGCGACCTGTTATAACTTCCATCTTGTCATACTCTTGAGCGATAGCCTTTCGTATGAACCTTTCAAGTTCTGGCGATATACTACTGCTGTATTGCGTAAGAATATACTCACCCATAGCAATCTGACCAGCTGCTAATCCAACTGAATTGGCTTCTTTGATGTCCTGTTCGCTATATATCCCGGTCATCGTCACTCTCCTGTTCCCATTCTTTAGGGAATATCTCGTCATACTCAAGACGTTCTGGCGATGGGTAAAATACAACAACGCTATCAATTTTACTTACTTCGGTAGCTTCTCGTGTAATACCGCCGTAACTGTTACCCTCTTCATCGCTCGACATATAAACATCATAGTCGTCTGGGTATTCATTTAATAGCTCTTTTAGTTCTTTTACAGTGATACTCATTAGAAAGGTATCTCCGACAAGTCGATTGGCTTGTCTTCTGTTTCTTCAACGACTACGATTTCAGCTGGAATAGCAAGAGCTTCTAGGTCTGCTTCTGTAATTGGGTCAGTTGGAATACCATCAGCAAGCGCGAGTTGTGAGTCCCTACACTTATCTACTACAGTGTCTTCAAGCACTTTAGCAAGTTTTATAATCGGCGCGATGGCTTGTAGCGGTAAGTCGAACTTGTTCTTGTCGCTATACCAGCTTTCGGTCGATACGGTGTATGTTGTAACTTCCATGCCACCTTCTGTCAAGAGGTCGATTATTGCGCTCACTACTGGCTTGCCTTCTTTGAGTTCTACGGTGTAGCTCTTTAGGCGTGCTTTGGTGATATTAATGTTTAGTTGTTTCACTTTTCTAACCTTTCTTATTTGCTTTCTGACCGAATTATGCTCTTTTTTTGTCTAAAACACAAGCGATTTAGGCGAGTCTAGCTTCCATAATGCGACTTACGCTTAATGCTACATCTTCTGCTGGCTTGCCAATATTTTCTGCGATATGGTCATATTCTGCATTACATACTTTTTGTAGTAAGTTCGTGAGCATTGGCGATAGTTCTTCTGCATAAGTTGCTAGAATAAACTCCGCGAGCGCTACTTGACCAACCGAACAACCCTGCGCATGTGCTGTTCCAATAACTTCATCAAACGTCATGGTCTTCCTCGGCTTCTTTCTCCCATAGTTTAGGGAATACTTGGTCATAATATAGGCGTTCGAGCATAGGGTAGAAGATAATTGACTTATCCTCGGCACTAATCTCGACATTCTCTGCTGATAGCGTATTGTAGCCGTTCCCCTCTGCGTCACTTGAGAAGAACACCTTCGTGTCGCTAGGGAATTGTGTCAGTCGGGCGATGAGGTCATCAACTGTCATTGTTTTTATTTCTTCGCTCATTTTTTTCTCCGTTTATTTTGACGTTCTTCATACTTATTGGATAACCAAGCTGCAAATGAAGCTATAATAAAAAAGCCCAATCCTAGCCATAAAACTAACGTTGGGTCTTTCACGAAACATCTCCCCTCTTATTAACAAAGATTTTGAGGGTTCGTCCGTCGTCCTGTAGTGAAGCCTCGACTTGCTTATTAGCATTCCAGAACACTACTTCGCGTCCGATACCCATACCGTTGCCGTGGCAAGATGGGCATTCGAAACGTCCAGGCTGTCCAGAGATATAGATAGTTCCTACGCCAAGACAAGCGTCACAGATAGTATTATCAATAATCTCTAGGCGAGTGACGTTAGATAAGTTTTCCATCGTTTTCCTCATCTCTATAGTCTTTAGCCCATTCTTTCAATTCTTCCGATACATGAGAATAAGCTTTCTTCTCATCATCCGTGTTGTCGTACTCTTCGCTCTTGTTCTCAACCCAGCCGTCAATCATTTTGGCAAAAGCCTCAAGAACATTTGCGGTTTGTTCGTTATTACTCATTCCAAGCCCTCTTGAATCGTGCTTGATATGCAGAACGCCCCATACCAGTTTGTGCCACGCATTGTGCTTCAAGTTCGGCTTCGTAGTCGGCAGAGTTCATAAACTCCTCTTGCACCTTACGAGCCACTTGCTTAACAACAATATGTTGTGGGCGATTAACTGGCATGTGACGTACTATTTCACTCCTGTATCCCATTGAGACAGCTTCCGCTTTAGTCTTGATGACTATGTCTTCGATGGTTGGGTATTCGACGGTTATTGTAGTTTTCATTGTTATAAGCCTTTCTTATTTGCCTTATAACTAGAATTATGCGCCTTTTTCGCCGAAAACACAAGCCCTTTGTTAGGCTTTTTGTAGTTTTGGTTGAAACCGAGCGTCGTTATACTCTTGGATAGCCTCGATAATTAGTCGGGGGTTATAACGATTGCTGATTGCGCGAGCAATGGTAAGGGAGCTACATCCAGCTTCGTGCATTGCTGCATATTCTGCCTTCAAGGTTTCCTTAATTTGTTCGTTAGTTCTACGAATCATATTGTCCTCCTTTCTTTACAACACCAATTATGGGGTTATTTATAGGAAAACACAAGCCCAATTTATAAAAACTTGTGATTACACTTGCGACACACCGTAACTTTGTTCAGATACAGTCCTACCGCCGTCTTTAGTAATCTCAGTGACAACTTTGCGCTTAATTGCGCCACAATTAGGGCATTTTATCTTACCGCTATTGACTATAAGTGCAACTGGGACATAGACTACAATAAATAAAATTGGAGTAATAACAAAGATTGCGAATAGTATCCAGAGAATCGTGTTATTATAATTAGCCTGCTCTTGGGCAAGGACTAATGATTGGTTATACGCTTGTAATGTATCCATATTTTGAATTATGCTCTATTTTTTATAAAAACACAAGCACTAGCTTTTTGCACCACCGTGGAAGGCTGCGTAGAGCAAGATTCCAGCAATTATAAGTAGGAATAAAATCGTCATAATACTGCCTTGCAGTTCTTCGTCATTCAACAATGATAGTAGTCTTTTCACTTGGCTTTTCCTTTATCGCTTTAACAATTTCTATTGCTATCTGTAACCCATTATGAGAACCAAATCGAAACCATTTAACACTTCTCTCATCGGCGACATCTATTTCAAGCTTCTTAACATCGACGAGCTTGAGCATTTCCACCAATTCTTGTTTTTGTTTTTTAGTTAGATTCACCATAATCTCCTACTCTCAGTATAGCGATAATACCCCAAAAACGCAAGCATAATAAAAGACCACCCGCTAAGATGGTCTTTTGCTTTCGGCAAAACAATTGTCATGCCTCTGAGCGCGGTTGTGGGTTGGGCTTCGTCCTTCAACGATTTTCCAACATTCGGACGCCTCGACTAGTCTAGAAGTAAATCTTTTGTAGTTTTGGTAATGCGTCCGTTCAACTCCATAGGAATCTTGTCACTCTGTCAAGAGGTTTTCGATTCATTGCCACCGAGTCCTTGGTTACTCCTCGATGTACGCTACACTTTCGTGCCTATTAGGTGCTTTAGCCGTCGAGATACTTATTAAGCTACCACAACGCTCATATATACATAATAGCATAACCTGTTTTATTATTCAAGCATTTTATGTAGTGGAATAGTCTACAAGCAAAGAGACACCAATTAAGGTGTCTCCCAAGAAAGGCTATTAGTAACCACAGCATCCGCTCACAACTAAACGATACGGTGCTTACTGCTACTAACATTTCTAATTATGCTCTTTTATTTGCTAAAACACAACCCCATTGTGCCTTTTAATTACCTCCTCTATATCTGCTTGACTGACCTTATTGCCAGAGTGAGCGAGTTGTTTAAGATTATCTATTGCTTCATCGCCATATTGGGCGCGTAGCTTAATCTCGTAGACCTTTAGATTTCCACCCTTTACGACATTACATTCGTTGCACTGTGGGTGACAGTTTATATCATTCCAGCGTGTGTTCAGGAATCGGCGGTTTATGAAGTGACCATTCTGTAGCTCTTCGAACTTACGGTTGCAGGTATAACAATACTCGCTTAAGCCTCTAATATAGGCAGAATGGTACTTATCGGCGTATCCTATGAGCTGACTACGTTCAGAATTGCCCTTGTAACGTAACGTAAGCCTCTGTGGGGCGTTTTGGGACGAAAGTGGGGGAATTGTGCGTTTTCGGTTATAAGTCTCTTGGAAGGGCTTAATTTCGCGCTTTTCACATTTATTCTTTGAATGCCAAATCGACCCGCACCATTTACACGGCTTGTGGGTCAACATAGACTGGTACAGCTTCTACAGCTGGTTCGCCTTCGGGTTTATTTTCCATCGCGTTCCTCACCAAACCATTTTTGGGTATCTGCCCATAGGTTCTTTATATTTTTATCAAGTAGTTCGTAGGCATAGCAACATGCGCAACGAGAACTTACTGGGCTATCTTTGAGTTCTGGAAAGTCCTCTAAGTCTAAGACTTCGCAACGCTTTCCCCATATTTTAGAATAGGCTTTCTCAACCTTGCGCTTAAATACTTCGAAGTCTTTATCCATACTTCTATTATAGAGTATCGGTAGTATGTCCGCAAGCGTCATGTGTATTATTATTCATCACCTCACGTTCTTGCTCGCACCAGTTACACTTCTCATAATGCCAATACCAACGAGACTCCTTGTCATCACCAACACCAGCGAATTGCCAGTTATGGTTACAGGTCATTTGCTTCCATACCTTCTGTAGCTCAACTAAAAACATATTATTAACCACGGAAGCCCGCAATCTTACGCATATTTACTTCTGTGTTATGCTTTGCTGTCTTTAGGTCATATAAGATATTATGGATAATTTGTCGTTCCTCGGAAGAGTTGTTATCGGTTAACTCCTGCATAAGCCCAGCACGAACTTTCTGTATCTCTTCTTGCGCGGCATACTTGCCTTCGAGGTCGGTGAACTTAATGTTCATCAGGCGTTCAATCTCGTATTCCTCACGCTTTGTTTCATCGAATTGTTTTAAGTCTGTCATTGTGTAAGCCTTTCTTAATGAATTACAACTTGAATTATGCTCTCAATTATGGCAAAACACAACCCCCTTTTCGTATAATAAGGATATATGTATTACAAACAAGGTGGAGTCTGGAAAAAAGACACCAAGAAAAACCTACAAATTGTCTCGCCTTCAACTTTGAAGCGTAAGCGTGACGCCTTTGAGCGCAAGAAGCTTACGCAAGCTTTCAAACGCTGGCGAAGTTACCAGTACAGGACTCAAGGGGGTCTCTGTTACTATTGTCTTCATCCGATTGATGGGGCTTGGCATACAGACCACTTTATACCACTGGGCAGGTTCTATGGCACTTCTGCCTACAAGAACCTGAGAGTCTGCTGCTCCCACTGTAACTACTACAAGTCCGTTCAATACCCCACCGCTCGCATACTTGCCGAGCTTAGGAGCGGTGTGGCTTGTCGTCATATTCACAAAGTCTCTAGAACCTCTGTCTTGTAACCGTGGTTATTTAGCCGTAGCTCCCACGTTCCTTTACCCTTGCTCTGATATACCTTACAGTAATCTGGGTAGTCTTCGGCGAGAATCTTCGCAGCTCTCTCAATAATCTTAGGTGTGCGCTTCTCTTGCATACCGCCTGGTTGCTTGTAATAAGCGGTGTTAACAGTGATGTAGTCAAATCTAACCAGTCCACCTTCTTCGGCAAATACTTGGAATCCGCGACGGTAGTCATCTTTTTCATCTGTGAGGACATGGTGAGCCTCTGAACCTGTGTTAATTAGACCCCAGCAAGAACCAACCTGTAGGAATAGACCGCGTGTAATACGGGGCTTCATAAAGAAGGCGTTACGCGCTGCATAGATACCCCATGTACTTGTGCCGAGTTGGTGGCATAGTTCAAAGCCCTTTTTAGCAAAGTCGAGATTGCTCTCTACAAGCTTCTTGCCATCCTTAGATAGCTTCTCAAATGACTTAATATCATCATCTACGAATAGAATCTCTGTTCCCTTTGGGTAATAATCTAATATGCGCGAGACATTCTTGCTCTTGGTGGGGACGGAGTCTACAATCTTGACCATGCCACCAGTCTGACGGACATAGTCATCGTGTTCCTCTGGGTCGCTTAGGAAAACCGTGACATCAGCCAAATTAGCCCCACTACGAATAAGTGAGGCTATGGTTAGTTCAAAAATCTTATCGGCGCGACGGTAGCTAGGAATTGCTATTTGCATCTTTTTCCTCCTGAATCATACGGAGTAACTTTTCGAGTTTGCGGTCTTCTGCCTTCTTTGCATTGGCGACTTCAAGGGAGGTCTCAAGACAGTTCCACATTTGAACGAGTGAATAGAACACAATAGTGAAGCGATAAGATGCCTCAGTTGTACCCTTCATTGGAGTTACGCCATGAACGAATCGCTGTCCGTCAAACATAGAGAGTGAACCGTTGCTAATCTTTAGGTTAACTTTTAGTTCAGGGATGTGGAGGTAGCCTCCCTTGATGTCCTTTTTGAGGCCAAGCATGATGGAGAATACGTCCTTAAAGTTACCAGTGTCCATGTGATACTTGAGTGGATTATTCTTGTTGATGATGCCACTAGTAAAGTGAGTCTCTGGCATGAGATATTCACCACGAACATTCGTAGCGAGTTCGGCGTGGTTTTTGTAACGCTTGTCGGCGTACTGGCTATATAATTCCTCGGCTGACTTAGCAACAGCAAACAGGTCGTCTTCTATAGACTTGTATTTGTTGCCGAAAGCAGTCTTCGAACAGGTCTTTTTACCAGCAAGACCAACCATGCGTGGACGGTAGCCGATAATCTCCGACTGAGTTACAAGTCCGTTTGTTCGCTTGTTAACAGAGAACTTGACCTTACTTAGGGCATTAATCATGCGGTCGGTGTCGAGGAGTTCGTCGGTGTCTTTGTAGATAAGTAGCGTTTCGCCAGTGTTCTTGTCTACAATGATGGTGTCCTCCGAGATGATTGGGTCATCATTCTCGAAGGCTTTTTGGCTTAGAAGCTCTTTAGTGTTATTTGGGGCTTCTGATAAATCAACGTATAGCGTCTTCATACTTCTCCTTTACAGCGGTTACGATTGCATCCGTAACGGTATCTACGCCATAAAGTTCACGGAAGTAATTTGCGTAGGTCATAAACTCTACGAATGAGGCTTTGTCGAACGTAAGGGATACGCTCATAGAATCACGAAGTTCAGTATCGGCGAGTGCATCTCCTGGTGTGCGAGTTCCTTCTGGGACTTGGGTAACTTCTTCACCGAGTTCGTAGAAGCGAATGCCATCAAAGTTAGTCAGTTCGAATACTTCGGCTTCTGGCAGTTCGTAGGTAGCGATAAAGTTATCAATACCCTCTTGGGTGATTGTACCGTATTGCGAAGTAATTTGTAGAAGGCGAGCCATAGCTGCATTCATGTCTGGCGCATCAAGTGTGATATAAGGAATCGGCTCGTTCCAGCCTTCTGTCTGCAAGACGTGTTGGCGTTGGTGTCCGTCTAGTAGCCACTTCTGACCAGTCTCATCAATCCAAGCAACGAGAGGAATATCAAATCCGTTTTTCTCGATAGCTTTCTTTAGCTTTGCATAATTATCTTTGCTAAGGTATTTGAGTTCGCCTTGGCTTGCTTCAAACTCCGTTATAGGCGCTGTTGGCAACTTGTTGGGGTTATTTACTTGCATGTTATTCCTTTTTTATTTTATTCTTCACCGCGAATGATGTGTGATTCAAGTTCTTCGAGTTCTTCTTCTGTGGCGAGGCGCTCTTCATCTACTGGGAAGTCATCACTTCCGTACACGTCTAGGGCATCGTCAAAGCGTTCAAGTTCTGCAAAAATAAAAGCACCAATTCTTCGTTTGATAGTTTCAATTTTGTCTGATATTTTTTCTACAATTGGTGGTTTTTCCATATCGCTATTATACCTTATTTATGTTTGTACACTAGTTCTTGGATTATCACCGCTACACCACTCATTATGAGCGTATAGATGATAAATGTCAATATACTAGTTGAGATGAGGATTGCGAATAGTCCCGCAACCCATACAGATACACAGTAGAAGCAACTAACAAGGTCATATAGCCCACCTGAGCGCTTCTGCCGTTTAGCGAGTAAGGCTCTAGCGCGAACAAAGATGTCGAGTGGACCACGTTCAGTCCATAGGATTCTTGATAAGCGCCAGACACCTACTCCGAGTAGTACTAGAAGCCAACAATCCATCGTATGAGCTTAACCGTTACGGCTACGATAATTGCGACGATACAAAGTCCGATGACTATGCCAGCCACTCTCGCAGCTTTGCCGTCTTGTGGTTGATTTACCATTACACTTCCTCCATTTCGATTTCGTTATCTTCCTCTACCTCTTCTGGGTGTTCCTCAATTTGCTTGAGACGGTCTTCGTGGCTAGAAATTGCATTCTTGTACACGTTGATACGACCTTGGTGGAACATCTTTTCTACTTCGACGGTGTTAACCTCTTTTAGCAAGCCTTCGAGGACAGCCTTACAGTCTGCGTAAGAGTAGTAAGACATGGCAATAGGCTGGATTTCTTTTTTCAGTCCATTAATCATAAAGCTATACTTAACCTTGCCTGGCTCAAGCGAGCTAGTGCTAATCTGCACGGTATAGTCGAGAGTGTTGTCCTTAAATGCGAGACGGATTACCTTGCGTACAAGCTTCTCTAGCTCGATGACGCTCTCTGTTGGTGTTGATGGTTTTGCCATTAATGTGCCTTCCTAAATGCTTTTTTTGATTTTGCTCGTGCAAGTTGCAACGAATGAGTTGATTTTGTGTATTTTGGGTCAGTCGCTGGACGCTGACGACGAGCTGCGCGAGTCTTAATGACCATGTTGCCATCATTGTCGAAAGTAGTGATACCACCATGTTCTGCGAAATACTCGATTTCCTCTTGGGTTAGTTCTACTTTTGCCTGTTCCATACTATGCTACTTCCGTGAAGTCGATGTAGTAGCTTTTCCCTACAACAAACTGGTCTGCTGTTGACTCTTGCACTAGACCCATTTCTAAGACACCACTTGGCGTGTACTTAAAGAAGGTCGCATTCTCTGCGCTTGAGCCAATAACTGCCGTTAAGCGTACTCGGTAGCCGTCTTTGACCTCTGTTTTAGATTCTACTGTGAACTTTGCTCGTGTTGCCATATTATCTCCTATTTCTATTGTATCTTTAGTACTTAAGGTTGTCAAGCATTATAACGCTTTTAGGTCTGCTTGTAGTTGGGCGATGTTTAAGTTGCCGACGCTGACACCATTCTTGAGCATTTCTTCACTGAGGTATACGATACTTTCATCGTTATACTTCTTAAAGAATCCCCATGTCATCTTCTGCACTTTTCCCCAAGTAACGACATAAACATAGCGCCTGTCATAGCCGATAGCAGGGATGTAGTGTCCACCTTCGATTGCTGAACGAACGATTCGCCATGGCTTATCATCGTTAAATTGCTTCATAGCGCTTCCTGGGAAGTTAATACCAAGACCAACAACTCCGAAAGTTGAGATAGCCTGCTTAAGTTGTGTTACGTTTGAAGCCTCCAAAGCAAGATAGGCTGCAACCTTGTGTCGCTTACCCTGTGTATCGACAATACCGACATTCTGACGATACTTCGCTGCAACTGCCATATCAGTACCTTGGTCTGAGTTAGGGTCATTTGGGTTAAACCCTGTTACTGCTGAGTAGTCTGAAAGCGAGTTCGAGTCGTTGATTATAACATTAACAGTTGCTTCATTATTCCAAAGCATTGTTTCGTGTCCAGCACCTGCCCAAACACAGTCGCCATAAGAGTCGTTTCCAAGTACGCCCCAGATGCCTGGATAGTACTTATTAGCCGTGTAAGAGCTTGGTGGTTTTGGCAATTCTGTTAAGTAAGCCTTTAGTTTGAATGATACAGCGTTTGGTCGCGCTGGTAGTTTACCGAGTTTATACATTTGTTCTCCTTATTTATTCCTACCTACTATTATATCGGTTCGGTCATTAGAGAACTTTAGCCGTGCGCAGATGCCAATGTTAATCTCGCGCGAGATAGCTCTCTGCTGTTCATAGCTAATATAACCATACTCGCTAAACTTACGAGATGCTGGCATAGATACCTTTTCTAGCCACTTCTTCCAACGAGCATCTACATCGTCTTCCTCGAAGAAGATTGGATTAGCATGAGAAGCTTCCATATCGAATCCATAGTGACTCTTTTCGTACTCGTTACCAACTGGCTTGTACTGGTTTAACATGAACGAAAGCTCTGGTAGCATAAAACGAAGTACACCAAAATCTTCCATCAACTGAATACCAGTACTGGAATACTCACCCATAAGTAGCTTATCTATCTCTTGTACCCAGCGCTCTCTTGATACGTCTAAAATACGAGCTGCAAGCTGTCTTGCCTTACCAGTAAAGTTTGGGTCAACAGTGAAGCCGTAACGCGCTGCAAATCGAGCTGCACGAAGCATACGGAGAGGGTCTTCCTGAATCCTATCCTTTGGAAGTCCAACTGTAACAATCTTCTTTCCATGAATATGTAGCTTACCACCGTATGGGTCATAGATAGTTCCGTCTGGGCGAAGCACCATAGCGTTCATCGTGAAGTCACGGCGAGCAAGGTCTGAATCAATATCTGTCACAAAAGTAACATCAGGTTGACGGCTCTTGCTCGTATAAACCTCGGTGCGGAAAGTAGTTACCTCTACATATTCATAAACGGTGTGAAACTCCTTGTACCTTTCTACGTCACCCCATACCTTCTTCATTTCTTCGTTTGTTGGAACCTCAACTGGAACCTTGAAACCGATAGTGCCATGCTTCTTGCCATTACCAACAAAGTAAGCGTGGCGTCCAGCGTCATGCACGAGCTTCTCCATTTCTTCAACAAGTAACGGGGTGGTGAAGTCGTAGTCCTTCGGAGTATTGCCCATAACGATGTCTCGCACTGCGCCACCAACAAGATATACCTCGTCTGTACCGAGAATCCTTATTACTTCTTGCTGAATTGCTAGTGCCTTTTCCATTACTTCTTAATCCCTAACTTTAGGTCTACTTTTTTGTATAATATCTGTGCGACGGCTTTTATAACCCTATCGTCGAATGCTTCTTCTTTTGAAAGCCAATATAGTGAACGGCTCTTTACGGCTTTGTCAATTAAGTTGTCCATACTTAACTCGTCTGGTAGCAACTGCTTAACACGCTTATCTACTAGGCTTTCAATAGAAGCCTCAACCATGTCACGGATTTCTTGCTTTGTGATTCCCACTTCGTTATAAATAGCGTTGCGGAGTCTGTTTAGGTCTTGTTTATCTGCCATTACATATTCTCTTTTCTAATCTTATAAAGAAGTGCGTCAATCGCCTTCCAGTTTGGTTCGTCTGGGAGAACCGATACAATGTACTCCATCTTCTTGTCCTCGGCGATGAATGCGTCCACAACAGTGTCTGGCGTTTGCTCACCCATCTTAAATAGCCACTCGCGCTGTTCTGGTGTTACTCGAACAGTTAGTTCACCAGTCTCTAGTAGCTGTCGCGCCTGTAATAGAAGACGGAAACAGTGTCGAGTATGCTTGGCGAAACGGTTCTTTAGGGCGCTATCATAGCCGTCCTTACCTTCTGCTTGGCGACGGCTAAGGCTAAGTGCCTGTCCCATGGCGTAGCCTCTGTACGCATTCATAACAGCCTTAGTAGACAAAAATGCCTTGCGGTTCTCTACTAGTAGCTTGCCAATTGGCGATAGGATTGTGTATTCCTCTAGCCATAACAGTTCTGAGACTGTTGGGTTTCCGCCGATGACTAGTTTCATAAACTTACCCACCTCGTGATATACCCAGTCTGGGTCTGTGTGGTCTACGGTTGTCTTAGCTGGATTAAAACTTAAAGATAACACATCTTTCGTAGGCAATAGGTAAACACCCTTGATGTCTACATCAGAGTTCTCTGTTGCGAGTCCGTAGGCTGTTGAACCTGTTACGCCTTCTAGAATTATGTTATCTGGCTTCATTACTTCAATTCCCTCACATAGCGACCCTTAATTCTATTCCCATAATCGCCAGATTCTACTTTGGCTAGGATTTCGTCAATGATTTTTAGGTCGCTCTTTTTTACTTCTAATTGTTCTGTTTTCGCGCGAGCAGGTGGTTTTCCAGCACTAACATAAGCATAACTACTATCGTTCTTATCTTGCAACACTTTTGTGAAGCTGATAGGTTCTTCGTCACTACGATAGATATATGTCCATATAAGTGTCTTGACAGGAGTCTCACGTTTGCGCAACTTCTTTTCAGTCCTATGACCATACCAAGAGTTGTTATTGACCTCGACTTCATATTCTTCCATCGTGTCCCAGACCTCACCAAGACAAACATCAATCTGAGTAATAGTCTTTATATACTCCACCCTGTTCCCACTTAGTTGTCTTGCTAGCTTTCTTCATCGCTGCCTTGTGCGCCATATCTGCGGTTGCATCTTTATATGCTTGCATACCTTCGTGGATAAGTCCTGGCTGTCCACCCTTGCGAGCAAACATGACTTTCTCTTTAATAAGACCATTCTCGATGTGACTATTTCTGATTAAGTCTGCAAGGACTGCATCATTAACACCTATGTTAAACTTAACGCCATCTTTTTCTACCTCACATTGCCAAAAAGACAGACGACCACCCTGCGAAGAACCACCTGCTGATTGTAGAATCTTAGCAGTGAAGCCCTTATTTTCGAACGTGTGGATTTCTGGCTCGTGAGTCTTCACATACTCTTTCTTCTCATAGTCATATTCACGTTCGGTTGCCCAGCTCTTGGCTGACTCTAGCCCTTTTTTATCTTTAGCATCAACAATATAGCCAGTGAAGTCTCTGCGTCCAGGAACCGTCTTTACTGCGACGGTTATATTATCCATTAGAACCCAGTAGTTATAAGCCATTAGAACCTCTCAGCCAACCACTTAAGTGTTTTACGCATGAACCGAGGAGTACCGTCATAACTAGTCATAAAGTCGTATGAACGGAATCCGCGAGCAACATGATTAAGCGCTTTGTACGCATCTTCATATTTGTTGCCTTCGCCGGTGTATAGGTCGAAACTCTCAAAGATTTGACGCTTTTCTTCGTCGTCAGCCGAAAAAGGCTCAACTGCCATAGCGGTAATAGAGTATGCACCAACTTCGTTAGCACCTTCATCTATGTAGTACTCTGCTAGGATTCCAGCATTATCGAGATACTCCCATAGGTTAGTAATTTGCTGGGCATTTTCAGCCTCTAACACAATAACGGTTCGCCTTGTCCTGTCGGCAAACCAGTTACCACGTTCCTGCAACATCATTGTTGCATGGGTTGCTTGAGCTGCTGCTTTACCAGCGCTCATCTTGAGTTCCTTGTTCAATATGACGTATAAAATTGGGTTTTCCATACTCTTATTGTACGAGCTTGTGGTTAAAAAAGCAATACCTTTTTCGACTAAAACTCGTATTTTGTGTCGCCAACCTGTAGGACATTGAGACCGAGGACATCGCGAGCCATTTGGCTTACACGCATACGGTCATCTATGACTCCTAAACAGTTGAACTTGCCTTCGATGTGTTCGTTAAACATCTCTAGCTTTACGACATCATCAGGTCTGCCATCTTTTGTCTCGCGCATAACCAACTTATCGTATTCGACATCGTGGCGGTCTAACCAGTCTTCTGTCTGTGGGCGACAATAGTCTTCGCGTCCACTAAAGATGAAGATGGTATAAGGGTGCGAATCATTCGCGTGGTTAATGACATTGAGTCCGTCGATAAGAGCCATAACAAATAAGTTAGGGTCATCACTGCCAACCTTAGCAAAGTCATATGGACTACGCTTCTTGAGGCTTGTATTAGCTGTCAGAGTACCATCAATGTCTACCCATACAGCCCAAGGTAGCCCATCTTTATGCTTGTGGAATGTTGGAAGTTCTATGAAGTTATCATGGAACATCTTGCGAATTACTTGTTCACCAACACCATTCTCTCGTGCGGAATCCCTCGCTATGAGTTCTGCCAGTGGCACATCAAGGAAGTCTTTTTGTTCGACAGTCGCACCAAACTCCCTAGCAATAGCAGAAATGCCAGTAACATGCTTTGGGTTAAGGTTCGTGTCGCTTGACACAACACTTATACCTCTGCTAAGTACTTCGCGAATAAGACGGTTGCGCTCTTTAAGCACAATCCCCTCATCGCCTCGCTTGTGATTGTATTCGCCATCTTTGAATAGGCGCGTGTCTTTTCGGATTTCATCTTTTTCGACCCTCACCCAGCCCTTGTCTTCAAGTGCCTTCGCATGGGTAGTCTTACCTGAGGCAGGTAGCCCACGCAGGATTAAGACCTTTAGTTTTTTAGTTGCCATTTGATTTTTATTTTCCTTCTTCTTCCATGTCGAGAGTTCCCTCAGCCATGTTTTGGTTATCGTAGCCCACGAAGGTTGCGCTCTTAGCCTTTAAGGTAAACGGAGCAATCCCTTCGGCGCGAATTACCACGCCCTCGTCACATGGGCTGTCTCTGTCTAGTGGTACGGCTTGTGGGAAGCCATCTTCTTTGTAACGGTGCATTGTGTCGTGTCCAGCGAAGTCAGCCCAGTCTTCTGGTTTGAAGTCTTTGTACTTACCGCGCCATAGTAGTGGGACTACCTTTAGGTCGCGGTCACGGCAGAACTCTACAATTTGGTCATATGTCAGGTCGGCTACAACACCCTCTGGGTTAATTGTTGCAACACGGTAAACATATAACTCAGCAAGCCCCTGTGGAATCGTATATGTGTACTTGCTCTGCAATGGAGCGCCCTCAGCTGTCCAGCCGATAAGCTCACCATAAACCAAGTATCCCTTTGGAATCTTGCCTATGAGCTTCTCACCTTCTGTAGACCAGATGTCTGTGTCGTAGAAGTGAATGTGAGTTGGGTTGTTCTTGTCTTTGATTACTCGGCGCGAACCATATACATAGTCGTATTCTTTTTCTGTGATAACTGCACCAATCTTCTTGGCGAGCTTGTCCTTCCATGTTAGCTTGCGAGTAACAATGGTGTTGGCAATACGAATAGATGTTCCGTGCAACTTCTGAGTAACAGTAACGTCAGCATTTTCAGGAATGACATGGCTAGACTTAAAGTAGTTATCGGTGTCATAGTGCTGTGGCAAGAACTTCTCATCGACACGGCTAAAGATTTTCTTGTTCTTCTCTAGCTGTGTTTGAGCGCGAGTTGCCTTACGAATAAACTTCTTACAGATTTCGTGGTCGCCGATACGGTCGAATGTATCACCCTCTTCGAATAATGAGAGGTCAAGCTTCTTAATGTAAGAAAGTGCTTCCAGTTTGACTACTAGAGCATCAGAACGGTGTCCGCGCAACTTAAGTGAACGAATGTGACGATTGTCTTCTAGGTAGCCAGACTCAGCTTGGTTTTCATTTTTATCATTGTGACGGTATAAGTTATTCTTGTACGCGAACTCCTCCGACAGTTGAGTGCCTGCGGTAAATACCAATGCAAGGTCACCATAGTCAGAGGACTTCGCTACAAGGGCTTGGCTTCCCAATACTTGAAGACCCACAAGGTTATCTAAACCTTCTAGAGCCACAGGTTTTGGCAAGCGTACTATCACACCTGCATAGTCTTTGTTATCTGGTTCAAGTAGTTTCATCTGTTTTTATTTCCTTAAATAAGTCGTTTAATTCTGGTTTTGTTTCTTCGTAGAACATGAGAGCCATCGCGTTCCATGCTACTGCTGCCATGTGGTCTTCACTCCTATCGCCTTCTCTCCATTGGATTAGGTGTCTGAATAGTGAAGCATAAGCTCTGGAAAATGGTTGTCCCTTTTTCCAGTTATCGTCATCATACTTTTCTGCTCCGCGAGCATATAAGTCGGCGAGGCGACGCAACCCTTCTGTTGGGATTAGGTCGAAGCGCGGTTTTCCATCTTGGGTATCTCGCACCATTCCAGTTTCGAACTGTTGTCGTTTTCCAGAATCCTTCGTCTTAAACTCTTTCGTTGCCATACTCTTATTGTAAAGAATAAAAACAGAAAAAGCAAGAGCGATTTACGGTCCAGCGTGCCATGAACGACTATTGCCTAACGGAGTGAGGTTCACGACCATCGCCGTGTTAGTCGCTGGTATCTGTACTGTCTGCCCATTCTTCTCTGTTATGTGGGTAACTGGGACGAACCAATCTATATAATTCTGGAAGCCACACCTACGAATATCAAGGGCAAGATTAATGTCTGGTCCAAGCCCGTTATCTGAGCTAAAGTCATGTAGCTTGTACAGGTCAGCGCGGATTAAAGCACAGTAAAGCCCGCAAGCATCTATTTCTTCTACCAATTGAGTACCAACCTTGCTTTCCATCGAGGTAATCTTCTGTGTATTATTGATGTCATCGACACGCCATGCCCCAACATAGGGGATTCCCCAGCGCCCAAGTTCAGCGCCAGATACAAGTCCTACATTTGGTTGACTCTTAACATCATTTATTAGTGATTCGAGGGCATTAGTCGGCAAGATACCATCATCTTCAATGGAGAAAATCCAGTCGATGTCATCGCCGATTAGCTTTTTCATTTGATTATGGATAGCACTGATATGCCAGCGACGCTGTGGAATCGTCACGGCTGCACCATTATAGTTCTCGCTCTGCACACATAAGACGTTATTTAGGGGTATAGACGCGAGTTTGTTATGAACCTTAACATATAGGTCATTATCGCCGTCAACGACCACTAGAAGCGCTGTACGCTCCTCGTAGGACTGATTAAGCAGGGAGTCTAGGACATAATCAAGGTATTTAAGACGACTTACTGGTAGAATTGTTAGTATTTTCATGTAATTTTATCTTTTTGTATTTTCCGTTATTTATTTCAAGTACTGTTTGGTCGCCGATTGGCGTACCGTCAGCGTATGTTGAGAATGTGTCGATACACCATATTCCTGGGTGAACCTGCCAACAAGTTTCGCTAGGTGTGTGTCCAAAGACCTGTGGCATCTGCACATATTCTCCGAAACTAGGACGAACCCAGATTGGGGAGTTATCTTGCCAGATGTCGCTCATCTCTGTTGTGCCTTCCCAGCCCTTTGCAATACCAGCATGAGAGAACATAATACCATCCTCCTCGTGTGTAATTGGGAGAGATAGCAACCAAGTGCGAAGATAGTTATTCGCGGGCGAGTTAATGGCAAGCTGTGTAATGGTGTTATAGCCACTTTGAAGTGTTGGTGTTCTGTTAACATAGATGAAGTCATGGTTGCCAAGCACCATTTTGACCTTATCGGGGAATGTTTGCTGTAGCATATAAAGCTCGTGCCAAGTTTCGATAGATTCCAAGCCATCACCACCCCAGTCATCAGCGTAGTCGCCAACGAAAACAACAGCATCATATTTAGGAATGAGCTTTTTCACCTCTTCAATTATCCATTTTTTGGTGTGTATATCACCGACACAAAGTAGCTTCAATTAGTTTCTCCCATTTTATTTCTATCTCGTGATTCGAGAACTCCCTATACCCTATATTATAAGCTTCAACCTTGTCTCCGCGCAAGTCTTTTCTGGCAAGAAAGTCAATTCTCTGTCCTAAAGCTGCGGGATGGACAATATCCATATCAATCCAAGTCCGTGTCATAAATCTTCCAGAAGGTGTTGCTGCGACACACCAAAACATTGGTAGTACGGTGTTATTTGGCGATACATTGCTCATAATGACGGGCAATCCAGCGCATAGCGCCTCTGTCATAGGTAAACACTGTCCGCCATAACGACGCGGAAGAATCATGGCGTCGAAGTCTTTGTATAAATCAACTTCATTCTCTGGACTCGATGTATCAATCGTGATGCGAGGGTCATTATAGGTGTTGAGTACTGTTCCCTTTTGCACCTTAATAACAAGTTCGAAGTCCTCACGACTGTAGCGCATAGCCTGAATAAGGTCTCCTGTACCGTTTCGGTCATTCATTGCCTGACGACCCATGATGTGTAGGAAGCGCTTTCCGCCTGTGCGACTATAGTTCAACTCGCGTACCGCATCAAAATCATCTGTGAACACTGGTGTCGGTAGATACTCTACATTTCCCCATAGGCGACGAGCCTCTTCAAAGTGCCATTTGCTTGGCGAAACGAGCTTATCTGGCAATGTTAATTGCGGATTGCGCAGGTAGTCTGCAAACTCCCAGTTAAACTGGTTGATTGTTTTAACGCCCATACGCTTTGCGATGTCTACAAAGTTCATGTTATAGAAAACCTCACAGGTGATAACAACATCTAGCCCCCTAATCCAGTCCACAATCTGTTGGTCGCTAGGAAAGCCAGCGATGGTTGTCACGCTATACTGGGCATACATTTCTGGGTGTTGTTCGTTGCCGTTAAAGCTAGAGCTGTCGATGAGCATAATCTCATCTGGGTGAATCATCCGCGCGAGATTGCGTGTTTGATTACCAAGCCCCGTGCGGTCACTTCTCGCTATAAGACCAATTCTAATATCTCTCTGCATAAATCATAGCTCCTCTCGAAGCAGCTCCGAGCGTTCTTACCTGATGTGTCTCTGATAATTTTTCTACTACAGCACCAAAGCCCTCGCTATCGTGGTCATACTCTATCGCGAAAAACTTAATTCTCGCTTGCAGTTCTAGCGACATATTCATAATTACATCAACCTCTGAACCTTCTATGTCAGCCTTAAAAATATCAATGTCACCCTCCACATTCACAAGGACGCTATCTATTGTTGTTACTAACACCTTAGCACCTGCCGTGCCAAGTACACTACTGCCAGCGCCATCCTCGATAGTGCTATAACCATCATAGTCTGAAATAGCTACCTTATGCACCTCTACCCTTGATGGGTCTGTCCTTGCGATGTTACTATCGAGAAGTTCGATATTGTTCGGTTCTGGTTCAATAGCAATAACCCTACACTCTGGTGCGTAGGTCAAACAGTAGGTTGTAAACACGCCAATGTTTGCCCCTAAATCGACTACGACCTTTACGTCGTGCATTCTGTCTGCAATATGATATACATCCTCACACCATATCTCCCTCACAACTTCAAGGTCATCTTTCCTATCTGGTCTTACGTTGAGGTATACCGTAGGATTATGGGTTGGGAAAAGTATTGTGTTCATATTCTAAGACTTTCTTTCATTATGTTTTGGTATTATACTAAGCTCCATTAGTTCTGCTTCTAGAACGACCCCATCTTCTTCTTTTTTAACAATGTAGCCTGGGGCGAGTGTGAACATGGTCGGATTTTTCTTCCACAACTCCCATATCTTTTGGGCTTTTACGGTCGGCGCGATAGTAAGCTTTCCAAACACATCGTCCATTTCTTGGCTAAAGTCAGTCGTAACAACTATTCCTTCATCGTTCATAGTTTTTCCATCCAGAATCGTATATTATGATTGCTTAATTCTTCCGAGCGAACCTTAAACTTACACTTGCTATAGAATCCACTAACTGAACCATAATGAGTGTTTGGGTCGAAGAAGTCCATCGACCTCACATCGAACCCACGAACGTGTGTTGGGTCAATCCACAGGAAGTCAGCCTTCCACCCTGGTGTCTGCATATATAATGTTCCACCTGGTTTTAGGATGCGGTGACACTCCTCGATGAACTTGATAACACCATGCTCCTCGCCAACATATGGCGGTAGGTGTTCAAGAACATCGACTGCCATAATCTCGTGGGCATAGTTATCTTCGAACGGATAAGGAAACTTGATGAGGTTATGGACAACATCTATTCCTTCTAGCTTAAGCATGTCCACATTAGTCCAACCTTGTTGTGGGTCAGCGCCAGCGCCAAGATTAATGCGCACACGACCTTCATCGTATGTAGGCAACTCGCTGCTCAGAGGCTCTGTACGGGACTTTAGACCAAGAAATGCGCCCTCGTCCATTAATTTGTCTAGAAGCTCTTGTAGACGCTGTACGTAGGTCTGAGAGGAACTTTACGAACTCGTGTCCTGCCTTACGAATCTTCTCGCGTTCTTTTGGGGTGGTCTAAATAGTAATTAATCTTTGCATCAAGCTCTTCGAAATTGCCAAACTCGTAGAAAACGGCATTTACGCCTTCTTCGAAGATGTCAGCAATTCCCTCAATTCGCGGGTAAATTGTAAATGCGCCTCGTCCGATGCTTTCAAATAAGCGGTCAGAAGTATAGTTCTTGTGCTTGAATCCGATATTAACTGAATCTCCAATAGCAATTTTTGCATTAGCGTATAGTTGGTTAAGTTCTGTGCCACGGACACTAAGCTGGGGGTATCCGTATTTCTTGTATCTGTTGCCATATTTCTCTCCTAAATGTTTAACTAACTCGTGACGATATGGCCACTCAGGGTGTCCGTACTCCGCTCCACCTCCAACGAATATAACATCACCTTGCAGGCGAGGGTCATTGTTTGGCTTGAACATCACACATTCTTTGTCATAGACCGCTGGTAGCAACCAGTAATGATTGATTCCCCTGCTCTCGAAGAACTTTTGCGACTCGGGGTCTCCGTCGGCACTGAACACATATTCTGTTCGCCAGAAGGGGTCGCTCTCAATTCCCGACTGTCGAGATAGACCAACATATAGGTCTAGGTGGTATGAAGCTGTTGGGATGCCAATTGCTTTTAGGTAGGCGAGGTCATCAAGAGTAACCATCTTTCCCCATGTACGCGTGAACAGGAATAAGTCTGTGTCGCGCGGAACAAGGCGTTGACACCAACCTGGCAACGAGTTTTCTTGCTCCTGAATACGTAAAACCTCATGCCCCATCGCTTCGAGTGTCTTAGCAATATGGTTCTCAGTAGTAAAGTCGATTTTGTAGTTTCCGACGTATGCTATTTTCATTCTTCTCCCCAGTCTGGTTTAGTCGTTCCAGTTCCGATTAACTTACATTTTTGTGCCAAGTCCATTTGGTCTACAACATTGTCATACTGTGTAGGCTTTGAGGCGAGGATTTTCTTTTTGAACTCACCTAAGCTCGAACGGCTCGGACTGTTATAGATATTATACGAAATGTACTGGCTTCCACCAACCCCTACTACAACAGCAGTATCGCTGAGGTAGTAGGTTATTTTACCGCGCTTAACAATTTGGCGGTTCATTAGACACTCGCTACCGCTGGCTTCACATCGCCATCTGCTTTTTTAATAGCGCTTAACTCACTAAACCAACCATTACAGTTAGGGTTATCACATTTGAATCTCTGGTAACGCTGTGTCTTTGTGGCGCGAGTCCCCTCAAGGTGGTAATTGCTCTGTAGGCAGTGAGGACAAGCAAACTCAAGATTGGCGATACGAATAAGGTTGACGGGTGAACGATACCAAGGGTGAAGCACCTCAAATAGGTCAATCGTCAATTTGACATCTTGGTTATTGTAAATAGCCATCTTCTTCATAGCCTTTACTCCATCAGAGCCACCATTAATCGAATCCCACCAGAGGTCAGCATGTGTTGTCTGCGTCTTCTGACCATTACCGAGGAAGTCAGACAGGTAGTTCAGACTATTGCTTGGGAAGCGACCAATCTGTTTAGCCATAATCTTTGTGTCAAGCTGTTGGTGGGGAACAACAGGAGATAGCCCGTGCTTGATGAAGAACATGTTTGCCATTTTGTCGTCGAATTGCTTGCTATTATGTCCGATTGTTACATCAACATCTTGCGAATAGCTCCCATAATTCTTTGACCAATAGGTAGTCATCTTTTGGATTTACCTTATAAGTATCAGTGTCTGCTAGCGTTCGGCAGATAATCTTTGCCTTTTTGCCAATCTCGTAGTTCTTCGCGTAAGAGAATGAGAGCAGAATAGGTTGCTCGACCACTTTGTGTATGTTGGCTTCCCATATACCGTAACTGTACCCTAAGATTCCTGTACATTCCAAGTCGTATGGCAATAGTTTTGGCGTTCTAACCTCTATCATGCCGATACCATAATCCGCTTCATTTTGTTTCATGTTTTTGTGTTACCCCTTTATAAGCCCAATTATAATCTACTTATACGAAAAACGCAAGCACTTTCTAACACATTATATAAATAC